AGCACCATTAATTGTATCATTACTATATCCATCTATTGTAGTAGTACCTGCATGGTCGCTTATAACAACAACTTGGTCGCCAGTCTTAGGGTTATCCCATAGAGTAAATGTACCTGCGCCTGTTGCTCTAACGTAAGCACCTGCATGAGTATCTCTACTAAGTGCAGTTGTACCTGTACCTGAATAAGTTACCATTGAACCTGTAAATGCTCTAACACCCGCAGATGTATCATTAGTTTTGTTAGTACCAATTTCTAATAAATCAGTATGAGTATTAGCAACCATAGCGGATAACATCAAGTTACCATCTGTCGTGCCTGTGGTAGTATCAACTAAATTGGCTTCTATTTTAGCATATGACCGTAAATCATGTAAAAAAGGAGAAGTCATTGAAGATTGACCACCCATCCATTGAATCTGCCCTAATATATCGTCATCTGCGACTTGGTTATCATCAACATAGCGTGTTAAACTAATAACAGGTGCAGCACTAGCAGATGTTTCATCTGAAAAGAATGTAAATTGACCCAAACCCTTTGTTTTGAATGACATACCAACATCGGTTGTAGAACCTGTTGCCTCAAGACCCGGCCCAACCATTCTACCTGTACCATCTGTATCTGTATGAACCACATCATTACCAAACAAAGTACCTGATGCCGAATCAGCAATACCGTTCCAAACTTGTAGGTAAGAATTGGCACTTGCTGTTGTTTGGAATATTAATTGTTCATTATTATTTTCATCTAATATACCATGAGCATCATCTATCGCAATATTATGACTGTTAGTATCTAAGTTAGCACCTAATTGTGGTGATGTATCTTCAACAACATTGGATATACCACCACCGCCAATTGCTGAACCTGCTACTGTTAAAGAGCCGGGAATATCTACTACACCCGATGAATTACCTGTAATCCAAGTAACGCCACCATCACCGGAACTTATTGATAATTGGTCGTCTCCTGTTGCACTTGCTACATCTGCTGCACCAATTACTACGTTGTTAGAACCCGTAGTGATATTATCTCCGGTTTGATAACCAATTGTAATGTTTTTATGTCCGGTTGTTATTACATCCCCCGCTTCATATCCCATAATTACGTTATATGTTCCACTTGTTACATCGTTACCTGCGCTTTTACCTACTGCTATGTTCCCTGCTCCTGTAAGAGAAGAAGATGCTAAAGTGGACGGCCCTATTGCTACACTATAATCAACTGCTGTTGGTGATTGTAATGCTGAGGTTCCTATTGCTATATTGTAAGTACCCGTTCTAAGTTCCCTTGCCGCGCTTTTACCAACTGCTACGTTTGAACTACCACTTGTTAAATCCTCTAAAGAAAGAAGTCCTATTCCTACGTTACCACTTCCCGTCATATCAGAAGGACTGTTAGCACCCATTGAGTTTGCTCCTAACCCAGTATTGGTGCTTCCGGTAGTTATTTTTTTACCCGAATTATTTCCAATTAATGTGTTAAAATTACCTGTTGTAACAGTTGAACCTGCGTTATAACCTACAAACACTAATTGTTGTGCAGTAGTTACATTATTACCTGCTCTATATCCTATCGCAGTTAATGCCCCTGAGCCACCGTTCGCATCCTGTAAAGCATATCCACCTACTGCTACTATTCCAGTTTCATCGTTCATTTTTTCTGCTGCTTTTGCACCTAACACTACATTATATTGGCCTGTTGTTATATCATTACCTGCGTTATAACCCATCGCTAAATTGTATTTGCCTGTTGAAATATTGTATAATACCGATGAACCAATACCTACATTGAAATCACTTGCATTTGTACTACTTGCATTATTACCATGACCTGCAAATGCACCAAGATATACGTTTGCATCACCCCTTGAACCGTATCTTCCGGCATTTTTACCTATGATAGTATTATTACTACTTCCTTCTGCTTCTTCACCTGTTGCTGAACCAATATAAACATTTGAAGAACCTGTGCTAGTTTTCCCTGCTGCGTGACCAATATTTATGTTTTCGTCTCCTGTGGTTATTGCATTACCCGCTTCATAACCTAATAATATATTATTGTCACCGCTAGTAATTGCTGTCCCTGCATAACTACCAATAGCCACATTCTTGCTCGCTGTTTCTAATAGCGTTAATGCTTCTAGGCCCAATGCTATGTTATTATCCCCACTTGTTAGTGATGAGAAAACAGCCTTTCCAATACCAATATTGTTTAGTGCATTATTTAGTGTTCCTGTCGTTGGTGCTGAACCATCACTATTTGTTTGAATTAAGAATCCGTCTGTGAAATTAGTAGCATCCATCAATACATCATCTAAGCCACCAATAGCAGAAGCACCACCACTTGCTGCATCAGCCCATGAAACAGCCGCACCACTTCCACCTGATGTTAAAACTTGACCGGAAGTACCGAAGTTTGAACCTTCAATACCTATTTCCCCATCTGATGTCAGTCTTATATTTTCATAATTTGCATACCCGACTGTCTGCCTTCTAGTGAATAGAATAAGGTCATTACCACCACCCCCATTCCCAACATATAAATCACCGTTAGACGGATTACTTGCTATTTCTAAATTACCTGATACACCATCTTCAAATCTTGCTATTCTATTAGTCGAAACACTACTAATAGTGTTACTGCCTTGATAACCTTTAACTCTTAATGCACCAATAGTTTCGCTTGTAGTTCCTATTTGAACATGACCCGATTGGTCAACTTTGAATACCGTTGTATCTGACGCTTCATCGTGAACTTCTAAAGCATCACCTGTTCCTGTTTGAATAATTTTGAATAATGATGTATCGCTATTATCCGAAATTAAGAATTGTTCTGAACCTGCTGTATCTGTATATGTATAACCTGTTGTGCCACCAGAGGCGGTGATTTGGGTCGTACCATCGGGGAAGGTAATTCCAGAAGTAGCACTTGAAGCATCAAAAATAAATTTATAAGAACCTCCTTTTATTGAAAGTTTTTCGTTTGTCTCACATTGTAAAGATATGGCTTTACTATTACTAGCCATATTCAATACGGGGTTGCTTGTGCTAAGAGTGTTAATAGTAAAAGAAGTACCGTCAAATAATAAACCGTTATCTCCTTCAATTTCATCAGCAGTAGAAGAACCTCGAGCGACTTGTGTATTCGCTATCGAACCGCCAATATAATCATAATCCTCAATTTTATTCTTTATTGCAAGAGCCGTCATTAAATGGTCGTCAGCATCAGAAGCCTCCGAAGTAATATCAATGTCATTGAAAGTATGTCCACCGAGGGTTATACCTTCTGTTACTATTAAGCCCTTTTTTATCTTAAAATCTTTTTCTGTTCCTGCCATTTAATCACCATGATTTTCACTATCCAATCACTTTACTAATACCGTGTTTACAATATCATATGAGTATGTACCGCCATTTCCTGAAGCGGGTGTGAATTTTAAATCAATAGTTGTAGTCCCTTTAACAGCATCAAATGAGCCTAAATCAGAAGCAGCGGTGCTTATGTATGCGTATGATGTTAGATATACAGCAGCATCATTTTCTGGTGTTACACCTTTGTAAGTGACTAATACTTCTGCTACATCCAAATCTGTACCGTCACTAATTTGACAAACAAACTTTGCTGTTCTATATGTATCAAAAGCGTAACTAGCAACTGTGTATGCAGTTTCAGCAGACCAATTTTGATTTGTGTCTGTAGATGTGTCTATAACAGCAATTGCGTCAACACTTAGAGTACTCGCTTTGACTTGACCAGCATCGCTATAGATTACAGCCTTGCTGTTGTTTATACTTCCTGCACTTGAGCCATCTAGCAAATTTAGTTCACTAGCATCTGATGTCACAGCAGTACTTGCTATTTGTAGACCACCAGCCTTAGCGACATTAAAATCAACATCGTTAGCAAGAGTAACCGCTGTGCTTGCAAGGGTTATCAAATCTGTGTCGCTTGAATGACCGATTGTAGCACCAGTAATTGTTACATTAGATGATTTTAAACTATCACCTGTTATTGTATCAGTTGTGGTGATTGCACTACCTGTGCTTATTGTACCAAAACCAGATGCTATCGAACCACTATCCAAAGCACCTACCCCAGTTAAACTAGAATTTTCTACTGTGCCACCAAGAGTGTTGTAAGTTAGTACATTAGCATTCATCGTATTATTACCATACAAACCTAAACTAGTAGCATCCAAAGTAGTATTACCAGCGATACTGATATGTTTTCCAGTAGCGATTTCTAAATCATCACTAACAGTCCAACCGTTACTCGAATCATATTGAAGGCTGTGCAAGGATGTTCCCGGCGCGTAGATACCAGCGCCATCAGCAATCGCTTCAGTAGTATTATTGGTAGAATGCAACATAGTTGCCCCTGCGCTAACAGTCCCAGATGCTGGTGAAGTGAAAGTGAATGTATTAACATCAGTAACTGTGATTTCATACACATCGTCGGTTATACTATTTCCTGCGTCTTGAACTAGAATATACTCGTTACTAGAGAAACCGTGTGAATTAGATGTAACAGTAACTGTAGTTCCACTTCTAGCATATGTGGCGTCTGTCATACCTCCAGTAAGGCCTAGAATGAATGTCTTATCTTCTGAGACTACTGTTGTAGAATCAATTATCGTTTGAGCACCATTTACGGTCAAATTACCTGTAATAGTTACGTTGTCTCCAAAAGTAACTTCTGAAGTTCCGTGTCCGATATTTACAGCAGTTCCAGCAGTTGTACCAATTGATATTAATGCAGCACCTGTCCCTACGTTTGCAGCGTCAATAGACAAAGCAACTTGATTATTTTGGTCAGCGTTCAGCAAAAAATTAGTAGTATCACTTGTATTAAGTGCAAAACCAGACGAGTCAATAGTCGCATTACCTGTGGCATCAACATCAAAAGTAGTAGCATTGATGTCTACTGCTCCTTCTGAACCACCAGTGCCGACCGTTAAACTAGATAGAGTTCCAACAGATGTAATCTGAGTCTGTGCTGCATTAACGCTTAATACGGCACTAGCAGCAGTAAGACCTGTACCAGCGAATAGCGTTGCAATATCGTCAATTGATTCCTTTCTTGTAGTATTAGAATCGGTTGCATCAGAAATAGCGAGGAAATCGCCGCTTGCTATGTCGGCTGCTGTAAGGTCATCAACATCTAAAGTGAAAGTCATATCATATGGGTCAGAATCTCCACCATGTGTAGTAGCAGCATCTCCATCTGAGGCTGTCCAATTGGTAGTAATTCCCTCACCAATGAACTTTACTTCTTTATTTGTGGTGATTGCTAATTCTGTGCCATCATCATCTTCTAATTGGAAACCAGCCCCCATTCCATCTGCGCCTGATGAAGATGGCGCCCAAGCGAGTGTACCATCCGTCTGTGCTGTCAAAACATAGTCATTCCCAGCCGCGTATGCAGGGGGTAAAGTGTAGATAGCACTCTGTGTTGCGCTTGTACTACCTCTGAAAGCAGTAGTATATTCAGTAGCACCGCTTGAAGCATTACTTGTTAACTTAAAAGTAGTATTTGGTACAGTTAAATGTAAATTACCTGATACGTCTAATACTAAATATTCTTGTCCGGTACGCATAGGATTTTGGTTGCCGTCTTTAATATTATCATAATCTTTACCGACATAACCTATTGCAAACTTACCTGTGGTTGCTTGTCTACCTATACCCCAAGCACTACTACCTACTGAACCGTTGTTACCAACCGTAAATACAACACCCTGACCTGTTCCACCAGCACCAAGAGTATCGTTTTCAATAATATATACACCACCCATATATTCTACTTGTGAGTCTTGTAGACTACTATCACCCATTTTTTGCCTTATTCTAACTTCACCATAATTTCTGTCAGCGGTTGCAAGACCACCACCACCAGCACCAGCAGTACCGTTGACTTGTAATAGTGTCATTTGATTTCTATCTGTTCCATTAACTGTAACTAAATCCGTGTTTGCTAGTGTTAAAGTGGATGTGGCTGTTGCCTGTAATGTCGTAAACTTACCTGAAGCATGTGAATGGTCGCCTACAATCGTAGCGTTAATTGATGAACCACTGCTAGTTATAGTAGAATCAAGACCGTTTGTGCCTATGTGTACAGTTCCATCGGGTTGAATTGTAAGTGCTTGTACGTGGCTAGTAGCCCCACCGCCGTTACCTGTAGTAGCCCCTCCTGTATGAAGGATTATTTTTCCGCCTGTACCTGTACCATCTCCTAGACCAGCCTTAATTGAGATATTTTTACCTGTACCGTTGGTGGTGGTAACTGCATCCATATCAATAGTAGCGTGTTGTGCGTTAGAGAAATCTACGTTGCCACCCTGTACTTTTAATCCCTTTTTTACTTTGAAATCTACTTCTGTTCCTGCCATTTTTTTTCACCTTATTATATTGTTAATCCTTGCCAATGCACCTTCACTACGATGTTATCTTCGTTTGTGAGAGGGGTGACTTGTAATTCAACGTTACTACCATTTATATCCACGTTATATGTACCATTATTAATACCACCTGAGTTAACAATTGCATATGTTGTAAGGAAAGCGTTGGTAGCAGCACTACCACCAGTCGCACCGTTTGTAGTAATTACCATCTCAGCAGTTTCATGAACACCATCTGATTTGTTATCTATTTCTACAAGTAATTTTGCTGCTCTAAATTCTGTTCTATCAAATAACGTTACGGCTATAGGTGTTCCAGTACTAGAACTAGCAACTTCCTGTTCATTATAATCAAAACCGACTTTTTCCACTTGTAGTTGGGCGAGTGGTGTTGATTGATTGATACCCACTTTGTCTGCGCTTACATCCACAAACAGTGTATCGGTGTCTATCACCAAATCACCAGAACCTGTAATTGAAGACACATTTACAGCACCGTATATTGTGTCGAAATAACCATTGGCCCATCTAACAGTGTCACTACCGAGGTTTTTTTGGCTATCGTCACTTGGGAAAAGATGTTGGTTAAGTGTCCATCCCTCTGTAGCGTGATTCCAAGTTATACTTTTATGACCGTCAGCAGACTTTAGTATAATTCCACCACCATCTATCCCAACATCAGTACCCTCACCACCGAATGAAAGAGTGCCATTTGTGACAGCCCCACCTGTGGTGGATGCACTTAATTCAAACGTAGTAGCATCAGTAATACTAGAAACTGTAGCACCCGAAGGTATACCTGTGCCTGAGACTGACATTCCCACTACTAATTTTGTTGTACTATCCATCGTTATTGTCGGGTCGTTATTATAATCACAAGTAGCATCAGTAAAAATAGGCGTATGTGCTAGTTCTATAAGTTTGTCATCCACTGTTAAAGTTGTAGAATTAATTACAGTTTGTGTACCGTTTACAGTTAAATTCCCTGTTACTACTAAGTCTTGATTAACAGTTAAATCTCCGGCAGGTCCGATGCTTGTTATGCCCGCTTGGTTAGAATTAATATTAATTACAGAACTAGAAGCAGTTAAACCTGTACCCGCGAATAATGTAGCAACATCTGCTATTGCCTCTTTTTTACTAGTATTAGAATCGTTTGTATCGGAGAAAGAAATAAAATCTCCATCTGCTATTACACCAGCACTTAAACTATTAATATCCAACGCTGTTGCGTCCCCATCTAACAAAATTTTAGTACTACCTTGGTATAATCTTGAATCTCCAGAATTTAACCATAAAGTATCTCCAGTACCGGGATTAGAACTTACATCATTAAATTGAATACCAGTGGGGTCGGTAATTAAGCCGTTTAAATCAGCAGTTCCAGTTAAAGTTAAGACATTTGAACTAGTATTGAATGTTAAATTAGCACTACTTGTAAATCCACCAGAACCATCAGAAATTTGTAATCTTGTTGATGCTCCATTTGAACCACCTGTTGCGGTTGTTCCTTGGAATATTCTAACCCAAGCAGAGGAATCAGCATCATAAGCAAATGTTGTAGAAGAAGTAGGGGTTACAGTCTCATTAAGTCCAGTAGAGTCAAAGGTTAAGTTAGCCTGTCCTGCTGAATTAGCATTTGAAATTGTTATAGTATGTCCTGAAGGAAATGTGCCACTAGGATTTAGTGTTGTGGCGGTATTTGTTGTAAATCTAAATAATGAGGCTCCATCAAAAGTGAAAGTTTTAGTCCCTCCGCCACTTGGTACAGTAACTAATTTTGTTGGACCTAACTTGAATGTTCTTCTTGCCCCATCTTGATAACCAGAAAAATACAAAACATCGTTAGTCTCACTTTGTCCACTATCATCCGGTCCCCTACTCATCCATAAAGCACCTAATGAAGATGCTGTAAAATCACCAGTTTCTGTATTTGCAGAAGCGTGGAAATTGTCTAAATCAGTAGAAGAATCAATACTAGCACTGGAATCTCCTGTTAGTGGTGCTAAATAAATTGGAGAAGGTCTTACAAAACCTCTTTTATCATTTATTTCTGAAATAGTAATATGTAAATCATTAGCAATAGCAGGAGTAGTATTGTGTATCGCTCTTATTGTTGCAATCACAAAAGATTGTTTCGATGTGAGTGAAGATGAGGGGTCTGTTAAGAAGGAATTCGGAGTCAACGGATAAGCAGAAGCAGATGTTACTGGTGTGCCTTGCTCCCATTTTATTGCGTTATTAGTACCATCAGAACAAAGATAGACAACAAATAGACATTCTTCACCTGTATCTAATTGAGTAGTAGAACCATTTTTATTAGCACTACCACTAGTTAAATTAATATTTGCAGTAGCGCCGTTTCCTCCACAAAAGTTGTGTAAAACATTGTCTAAAACAACATGCCCCCCTTTTACATTTACAATATGGGCATCTCCGGTAGTGGCTACCGCACCTGATAAATTAGCAGGGGTATTTCTATTACCATTATCTGATATAGCATCTTCCAATAATAAAATTCCATTACCTCTTCCTAATTCATAGAGATTAGTAAAACTAGGAGAAAGAATATGACTACCATCAACTAAACCTTCATTTCCCCCATCAGTGTGGCCTGTTAGTGAGTTTGCCATTTTACTTTACCTCCATGATAATTTGAACCTTCATTTCATTACTAGAATCTTTTACAATCGGTCTTATAGAATGGCGGGATATTGGTGTAAACCCGCTACTTCCGCGTAATCGGAGGTGTACTTCCTTGATAGAGTCATTGAAAGATTCGCTTGTTGGAAGGGTCGCTTCAATCAAAAGTGTACCCGTATCTATCACCGTTACGGTAGGTGTTACGGTCACTGCTGGTCTCCCAATTGAGCCGTCACTAGAAGTTGCAGGAGTTCCATCAAAACCAAAAACAATTTCATTAATATTTGACGCAATAGTTTCAGTTAAAATTCTTTTTAGATTATTTGATACAGCCATTATATTTCCTCCACGAATAAATTATTAAATCCTTTTACTAAACCTATGGCCTCTTTCCCTTTTCCTATTGTACTTCTACCAGCATTTTTTCCAATAATAAATCCACTAGAACTCACTGGCCTAACAGATACTACGGCTGTAACACTAATGTTAAGTTCATTAAATAATCCCATATTTTCAATTTTTATCTGATTGCTAATATCTGGACTCATTTTAGTATCTTCTGCTATCAAACCGTCTGTAATACCTTGTAGAAGACCATCTACCCCCATACTCAAAGTTAGAAACTCAAAATCTGAAAGATTTGTACCAGAAACATGAGTTGTTTCCATAACTACATATTTTTTCCCATCATAAGAAATAATATTTCCCGGTCTTAAATCCCAAGCATTTATGTGTCCGTTTGATGATAAAGAGCCTTGACCTGTACTATTAGCCTTTAATATCTGTCTGGCTATTATAGAAGCCTCTTTTTCTGTTTTTACGGTAATATCAAAAAGTGGTGTTAGTTTAGATTGAATATTAGAATTAAAAGCGCCCTGTTGTCTAGATAAATCATTTACAGTAACTTCTGTGGGGTCATTTAATGCAAGTGGAATTCCTCTAACACTAACACTGTTTATTGTGTCGTCTACAGGGTTTCTTGTTTCTGTACCTGTTCTATCTCTAGATAAAAGAAGTCTAGAAGAATCTGAAAAATTAAAAGGTACATATAATAAATTAGAAAATCTATCAAACATTATAACTCTATAATCATGGCGGGCGATAAATTTCAAAGCCGCTAAAATATTAATTTTCTTAAAATCTTGAGCAAGGAATTTATGGCTATGGAATCTTCTATTAAAATTAGAATTAGATATATTTCTATTGCTACCAATATTGATACTAGTTACAGTGTCTGTTATATTTTTTGTTAATTGAATTGCCAAATCTGTAGTTCTAAACCCTACATCTATTGGTTGTGCTAAATGGACTGTATCTCCTATAAAACCTAAATCTGAAATTGTTTTTTCTTGCATATTTTTAAGATTAACATTTACCCCTTTAGATTTAGAATCAAAAGAACTTGGTTTTAATCTTTGAGAGGTTTCTAAAGAATTGTAAAATAACATTAAATTAGAATGCCCAGATTTAATATTACCACCTTCATAATAAGGTGTGCCCTCGTATGTATGACCAGCCCTCTGTGAATGTGTTAACTCTACAGCAGAAGATGTTTCTTTAATTTGATAAGTATTTTGAGAAGCGACATGATATGTAGCGGCTTTTCTGTTTTCAATAATAACTTTATTTTTATCAGATGTTTGAATATTTAGATTAGAATAATGTATAGCATTATCTACTAAAACTGGCTTTCTTATGTCATTCATCACAGTGTCAAGGGATGTGTCAAATGAACCAGTCGCATCTTCAACTAATGTCATGTCGCATCACCTGTGTGGTCGGAGGTACCGTATGTTACATCACCTTTGTCGCCTTTAGGGTGTAAAGATTGGCTAAATCTAGGTTTTATAGTAAAATCTCCGTCTCTGGGGGCATCACTAGCGTGATGCTGTAAAGTATTTTGACTAGGAAGTAATCTTACAACTAAATCTGTTAAACTTGGTGAGGTGCTCACAAAATTAGAGCCTTTTAGGTTTGGACCCATAGCGCTAGGAACTTGGTCGTTTGTATTTGTCATGTAAAAAATCGGCACATATGGTCCATTACTATTTGGTACTCCTCTATTGTCAGGAGTGTTTACGTCTGCTACCCTTCCATTAGGGGTCTCATAAGTAAATAATCCATATTTACCTCCAGCAGTTGCTTGAAAATAATCTCCTCCCGTTTGTGTTGTGGGGGCAGATTTAGACCTAAAAGTTTCAACATGATATTTATCTAAAACTCTAACTGGCCTTAATAAGAATTTTACAATTTGGTCTTTGTCATTATTTCTAATACTATCAGAAGTGTAACTAGTTGTGCTTTGATAAGGATTAGATGTATTATTAGAACCCGTTAAACTGGCAACTCCCCAACCAATATCATTGAATAATCCTGAGAAACTTCTCGCTTCTAAAATATAGTCACCACCAAGAGGTCTCATGTTAGATGTGTGACTAAATTTCAAAATACCATTGATTGCTCCATAAGTATTAGTATTATTAAAACCTAAACTAGTATAATCCGCTTCAGTTAAAGTTTGACTACCAATTGTATGTGCACCAGTTAAAACTGTTCTTTGACCTACGTTTCTATCTGTATGTAAAGAATGTGCTTCAGTATTAATTACTATATGTGAATTGTCTATACTCTCAATATTTTCAGCGTCAATTCCGATGCGTGGAGAACTTCTTGAAATTACATCTTTATGAGGGCTGTCTCCTACGATATTTTCAACTTTATCGCTCACTACTGCTTCAGGTTTTAACAATCCATCTTGACTAATTTCTAATTTAGCACTTATTCCTCTAGGAACTTCATCGGCTTGCAGTACATCGTTACGGGGGCGTAACAGACCCGTACCGAATGTTGGCTCTGAAGTATGATGAGATAATACTACTCCAGTAGTATGTATTGGTGCAGAAAGTTCTGTGAGAATATCTTCATTGAACATTGTAGGGTATCTTACCCCTCTTCCTCCACCCATATCCCCAATTCTCAAAGCGTGTGTAGGAGCAAACACATCAACTAAAATTGTGCTACTTCCATTATTATCATTATTTAATCTACCACCAAATCTTGGAATTGTGTAGTTTGTTTGTAAACTTACAGCCCCACTAGAGTTTAATACATTCTTCATATTAAAAATAGGCTTTCCATTATTCCATATTCTTTGGAAAGGTGTTCTATTGTTGGTTCTGTCGTATTCGTAAGCGTCCCCGCAATCCCATGCAGGTCTAATACCAAATCCGCGCACTGGAGCACGTCTTACAGCCTCTCCACGAGTATTACCCCACCAATCTACCATATAGTACTGAGAAGCCTCTGTAAGCCTTGTAATTGATTTACCCTCAGAGTCGCCCCACCAATCTCTTTCCACCTTGTTGTTATTTCTTAGAGTTCTTACTGGTGCTCCGAAAGGTCTTACCATTCTTCTTCCATCACTTCTACGAACTTGGGTTTCATATCTATCTGAACCTAATTGCCCAGCAAAGTTTGTGTTTCTTTCCATAATCCCAACATAAGTTTTGGGGAATGCACCTGCTGTACTACCATCTGCTTTAGCCCAACTTCTATTTTCATATTGCACCAAAGGTCCTGCTCTATATCCTACACTAGTTGCAGAAATAGAGCCAGAAATAGCATCCTCTAAAGCCGCACGAGTAGGTATAAGTCCCCATCTAGGTCTATTGAGTGATTGACGTAAACTTACTCTATATCCGAAAGGTAGGCGATAAGTTTGGTTTGTAGTTATTTTTGCGGCAGTAATTCCACTACTTCTTGAATAAGAAGCGTCAATATCATCTAAATCATACCAACGGTATAAATCATCAGAAGCATATTTTCTTGGATAAATCCAACTAGCCCCCGCTTGCACAAATACATCGGGTCTACTACTATGAGGTCCACCTCTACTTCCGCAAGGCCAAAATCTATTCAAATGAATAGGTTGATTTGCTTGGTTTACACCTGCTTGATTATGGTCTGAATCAGCAACAGCAACTACACCTGTTTTATCTACATCTGGAGTTTTAATTTTCAAATCAAATGGCCCAGTGCTCATTCCATAAATTACATCTTGATAACGTATAGTTTCAAAATGTTCAGGTAATAAATTATATGCTGCTTTATCTATCGCCCTATCTGAAGTATCATTATCATAAGTTCTACTAGAATCAGAATAGAATGTATATGGTCTACCTAAGTTATGATTCCAAATACATAAGAAAGCATCTGGAGTATGATAATTATATGTATCATTAGTACCTTGTTTTAAACTACTAATTGTATTTGCAATTATACTTCTATTTACATTTGTAAATATACTATCTGCTGGCATTGTATCATATGCTCTAGTTAATTTTAATTCAGTTACATCATCAATTATATTATTAAAGAAATCACCTGTAGATACTCCAGTAAATACATTAGATACGTTTACAGTACCATTTTGAAGACCAGTTCTACGTGTATATGTAGAAGTTTGACGTACACCATTAGAATCTACATATTCTAATTGTTGTCCATAATAAGGAGTTTCTGGAAATATACTAGCATCGTCTACTGTTATATCAGGAGATGATTTGGATTTAACAATACATTTTGGATTTAATGATATATTTTGTAATATATGTGAATATATATCTGGGTATATTGTTGGATATCCCGCAATTGTCAATTGTATACCTATACTACCTAAAGTACTTCTTGATAATTCATAGTAATTATCTAACCTATTTTGAGATATATGTCTAAACCCATTAGAACTGCTATCATCTGGTGCTACTTTGTGAAGAATACTCCACCAAGGAATATTAATTGAATAACCGGGTGTGGATTTAGACAAGTGTTTTGAATATGGAAAAGCCCTTCTAGTAAAACTAGGGCTTTCACTCATTTCTATTCCAAAGGGATTGAAGGTACTTAATGGAGGAGTTTTTGTAAATTGACTACCAAAGTCGGCATCTTGGTCTAATATAATTTCATTTATGAAAATTTCACAACCCCTTACATCTGCTTGTGTTGCGTCTGATAAATACAAAACTAATGCTCCAGTTGCAGAAACATATTCAGTTCCAATCACAGTATTTACTTGTTGACTAGTTAATTTTTGAGTGCTATTGTAATAATGATAGCCAATAATTTGTGTGTTGAAAATATTTGGTTGAATAACTATTTGATAGGCACCAACTTCTCTTGGGTCTGGGAAATGATGTTGGAGTGTATATTTTTTAGCAGCCTCTAAAACTATAGTATGCCCACCAGCCTTGTTAATTATTCCAGCATTCCCTCTTGCACCTAATACCCCGTAACCATCCCATTTTATGCCAGTTTCAAACATTAGAGAAAATCCACCACCAGCAAGGTCTGAAGGACCTGAAGGTGTAGCAGTTAATCCACTAAAGAAAAGTTCAGGTTCTAATGGACTCATTTTTTCTGTTACGTTGGTGCTAATATTAGAACTTACAGATAATGCTGTCTTTTCTTCGTCAAACAAATTTCTATCTCTAAAACCATTTGTAGATGCTAATTCTGCTAAATGTCTTTGGTATACACTTTGATAGGCAGGATGGGCTAAGTGTCCGGGCAGCATAGCCATTGTAGCATTTACAAAGTGATGTCCCATTCTTGGATAGGGCATAGGAGTTAAAACAGGTTTAGAGTAGATTGTATGGGCTTCTGTATTAGAATCTACACCTGTAAAATATTGTGTATGAGCCATATCTGGGCTTGACCCACTAACTTCAGCGTGGTCTCTAATTCTTGCAGCAGCATAAAATCTAGCGCTTCCTGCTGGCATATAATATGAAGGGACTATTCTCAAACTGGTAATAGTTTGTGCAGCCATGAATTTTGTAAAATCTACATCTCCTACAACTCCTGTAAATGTGACACCTGATATTCCTGTGTAAGAAGCGACAACAGATTCTTCAGTAGTAGGATTGTAAATCCGAATAAATCTTCTATTATCTTTTACTTCTTTTGTTGCAAAGTCTGCATCATATATTCTTGTATTTATTGTGGCGTTTGTCGTTAGTACAGAAGAACTATCCCAGTCAGAAACGGTAAGGTCTTGATTTTCTACACCATTAGAATGTGTGTAAGTAGTAGGGAAACGGTGTGTGTGGCTGTGGCCCATTTTTGTTACGTGGAAAAATAATGTGCGGTCATGTAATTCGTAACTAGTTCGCAGTGGGGCGTTTTTAGTTGCTTGAACCCATCCAGTTTTGATAGATTCATTCGTTACGGGGTCTATATGTTCCCAATTCACTTCTTCATATGTAGGTGCTAAATATAGGCTTCCTCCGTTTTCTTTATCATCAAATAAATGTTTCAAATCATTTTCAGATAAATCCGCATGTAAAACACCACCACTTCCAAATGTTTCATTCTGATAAGCCATAATTGGGTCATAACCAGAACGGATAATTATGTTACCGGGAATTGTTGAAGGGTCAGGTAAAGCAATCATCAAATTAGGTTTAGAACCACTATTGGCTAAACTAGGACTTTTACCAGAAACATCTCTATTACTTACAACATTGAAAGTTCTAATTATTGTACCTAAAGGACTACCTCCTTGAATTGTATGTTCTTGACCACTATCATCAATTACTGTAATTTCTTCAAATTGCATTTCTTCATTTGGAATATTCATTACATTTGAAAGTAAATTTTCTTCATATGGGATTTCTATTGAAGGGAGTATTGCGCTATTTGTGGTTTCAAAACTAAATCTTACATTACCAAATATTTTTTCTCCAAAGGTATGAGGTGTGTTATCACTTTCTACTCTAGTGATTTTTGGAACAGCACCTAGTCCTCTATAATTCATACTCGGTAAAGTTAAATTTCCACCATCCATCCTCTTCCAAACAATGTTTTCTGTATTGAAATTTAAAGAGGAACTTCTCTTAAATAAATCAAAAGCGTGAATATCTCCCTTCCAATAATCATCAGGATAATCACTATCGCTAGTGTACGCTGTGCCACCTACATAGTACTCCGGTACAACGTTACGCTCTACCGTAACGCCCGTTTCTAGGTTATATGAACCTAAAGAGAAATCTAGGTCAGTAACCAAGTTACCAGTTTTTGCTCTATCCGGTGTAGCGTTTTCTAATCTAGCATCTGTAACACTTCCGGTGTGGAAAGTATAGGCTGATAAGTCTGCACTATAAGTTGGTAAAGCGGTATCATCAACAATTAATGCTTCTACATTTGGTCCAGCGTGCGCAGGTGCAATGAATCTATCTTGACTATGGAATCTTTCATCCCATTGTGTTGTACCTGCAAATTCTAGTTGGGATGAACTTTCACCTTTCAAAACTAAAAAGTCTCCAACAGCAGTACTACCATCCCTGTCTTTCTTTGCAATCAAAGCAAACTCAGATTCTGAAGAAACCACTAACCAAGCATTTCCACTCAAACCTTGAGGGTGATGTAATTCTTCAGGTAAGTCTGATGTAATATCATAATTCACAGGTTTAGTGTGCAGAGTATCTGGTGCGTTATCATCTGTATCTTTTCTTGAATATGATAGATTATTTGCGGTATATGTAACACCAGTAGAAGTATTGTAAGGGTCATTTATGTAAGTCATAAGTGCACTACCTAAACCATCTACAGGTGGTAAACTTTCAGGACTTCTTGCTAATGGGGCAACTATTGGGATTGTACCAAGTGTATCATAAACACTAGAAGCAGTACCATAAGGACTGAAATTTAGAAGTTGATGATAAGCACCTAAACCAGCAGCATAACCTTCTGCTCCTACTTTCAAACTATTAAGATAAGAATATCTTTCACCATGCCAACCAGCAGCACCAACTGGTCTTGTGCGGTCTATTGCATCTACTAAACCACTAAAATGAACTTGAGCCATATGACTTCTTGTTGCTTCATTTTCATTATTAAAACGATGAACACCCGCTTTACTCCAAACATAAATATCTACTGAACCATCAATTGTAGGGAAATTATTACTATTTGCTAAAGTACCATTATTTTCAAATTTATTTGTGTTTGAAACTCTATTAGGCGCGAGATAAAATTTTACTTTCCAACCACTGTCATTGAAAACTTCTCTAGAATGATATGTAGCCCAAGCAGCAGCACTAGTATTGGATTTTAACCAACCAGATGCTGGTATTTGTTCAAGAGCAGTTTGTGTAGTATGAGCACTTGAACTATATGTGACACTTAATGGAGCAGTAGAAGTATTATATTCTACAAATGTATCTAGGTGTACCCAACCGTAACGGTCTTGTCGCATAGAATTACCCATGCTTGGCATGTGAGTTCCACCAATAGATTTCAAAGCACCAGCACCGGGGAATGTATTAATCGCCATTCCTAAAACTGTAGCCAACTCATTTCCATTCTGACATCTTGTGGCATCGACTATGATATATTCTCTATCTATATCCCCATCAACTAATGCACCTTCTGCTGCTGCATAATTCAAAACTTTAGTAGTGATTGGTCCTGCTACTCTATAGGCAGTAGGATGTAGTTGACCGCTAACTCCCCAAGTTGAAAGTATTGTATCACTCTTAGGGTGTGGTGGATTAAATGTTAGTTGATTGTCCATCCACGAACCACCGGGGTGATACCCCCCATCCATATGGAATACATTGTCTGCTCCCATAGCAATTCCGAACCCTAACATAGAATTATGGCGTAGCGGCATAGACCGTAAAGTGTCATTGTTAGAGCCTGTAGAACCCCCATCTACAAACATTTGACCGTACATTCTACCACTTTCTGGTCTTTGTTTTAATACACCTATCAATGGCTTACCTGCTGGAGTTTCCCAATTCAAAGGTGTACGCCAATGAAATCTATGGTGAGCGTTATGATATGTGCTAGTCATAGGCATATAATCGTCTTCATCATTTTGTATTTCATTAGGAATAAAAGTTCCTTCTGGGATTATAGACCAAGAATTACCTGTTGTGAGAACTCTTCCAGTATGAGGTTGTGTAGAATTAAAACCGCTTCCGTTATCAGCAACTTCTTGAGTAAAAGGGAATGCTTGCCCCGGACCAAATATCAGATATGTAGTTTTATTCTCAGTGCCGTTTACATGGTCTCCATAACGCGCTGTAGGATGAGCAAATCTCAATACTAAAGGACTTGGCCTTTGAACTACAACACCACTAGAATACGGAGAACTATTAGGGTGGTCGCTGTTTATACTTCCACCAGCATTATCTAAATCTGGAGATAATACATTGTCCCTATTATGTGCTGGAGGAATAATACTACCTCTGTTTTGATTTAATAAAGGTGTACCGGGGAAAAACGCCATCATAGCATTAGCGTCTAAAATTGCATGACTAGTTACAATTTCATTTGCGTTTTGAATACCAGATGAACCAGTAGGACCAGAGGAGTAAGGGTGAGTATAGAAATCTGTATAATCGTTCATAGTACCATCATTCACATCTAGTACGACACCACTAAAACCTCCAGCAAAAAATATTGGTACATTATTATCTATACTACTTCTACCACCTGTAAAGTAAATTATAGTAGATGAGTCAACACTACCTAGACTTCTAAAACCATCAAATTGACTAATTTGTTCGTTAGCAAATTGAGATACTACCCCAGTGCTATTATTTGCTATATCATTATTTTCTAATGCGATTGTTAACATTGGCGATTGAGTTCCAACTTTTGTGATTAGTCTATTTAATACAGTAGCACTTCCAGAATCAGAACCTTGATGTGTTTCAAACTCAGCAAACACACCATCCCAAAAATACAAAGTTTTTCTTTCACTAATAGATTTTACAGTACTCCCATCTTTTGTGGCAGGGGCCAAAAAGTGCCAACAAACATTGTCAGATTTTATATCTATATGTGATAATACTCCTGAACTTGAACTTGTTGCTACATAAAATAAATTAGGATTATCTATCTTAGGAATTATATGGTCCCCAGAAACATTAGTAAAATTAGAACCGTTTAAATTTCTTTGCCATTCTGATAATACTACTTCTTGATTGGAAGAATTAACAATAATAGGAGTTTCAGTATTAGAGTTTGGACCAAAAGATTTTGAAATAATTTGTAAAACTGTAAACGGAATATAACCACAATCTATACTTCTTCCGTTATCTATTTGTGTATCTGTTACGACTCTTTGTGTACCAAAACTCCAAGTTCCAGTAGAATTATTTGTTTGCTCTACTTCTCCATATTCTAAATGAGCCGCTTGTATACCTAAATCCCGATGTACACTAGCAAAATATTTTTTAGATAAAGGTTCAACTTTTCTTTCTGTATCGAAAGCCCTAATTATTATGCTATCTGATTTAATACCCCAATCACTAAATTTTCTCCCATCTGCTGCATACATTTCTGTACAATCAAACTTTACACCTTCTGGGTTGTTAATATCAACGGCATTTATAGCAGCAGTTGTAACTGCTGTTAGTAACTCATCAGTAACTAAAGTAGTCCAATTTAAAGTAGGAGAAATTAGATAATTAGTTAATGTTACATCACCTGTGTATTCAGAAACTATTCCAAAAAACTCATGTGGGCCAGCATTACCATTTTCTGTTCTATTTGTATAGTGGAGGGTTAAACCAGTATTACCTGAACCCGAAGCGTTAGTAATTTGTATTCTTCCATTTGTTTTTGGGAAACCTAAGTAACCTAAAATATCATGATGCTCATTTTCTTTTGTTGGAGTATTATCATAAGGGTCGTCTAAAACTACCACTAATTTAGTAGTTGAATGAATATAACTAGAACCATTAACTATGTTTATTGCCATATTTCTTGCTGGATAAGGATTCCAAAGACCACCAAAATATTCTTTTTCTGTATCACCAGAAAAGCCAGTTAGTCGTCCAGTCGCGTCTCCTGTACCAACCATATTATTTCCAATCGTAAATCCACCATCGGCTACATTTTTATCATTAAAGAAAATACAAATATCTTCTTCTATAGTATCAGGTAATTTAGTTTTGGTATTAGATAAATTATTATGTACATTAGAATAGATAAATCTAATATTTCTTTTATTCCCAATATGGTCTTTTAATTGAACACCGTACAATTGATTTTTTGTAGTATCTTTAATCTCGTTAGTCGGTACATAACTTCCATAAGAAGACAAACTTGTATTTCCATATCTTTGTGAGAATTGGGTATTCCCTTTTTCACCCATACCCCATTTACCAGCATCGGGTCCCCAACCGGGAACTCCCGCTTTTGTCATACCACCAAAATTAATCCTACTAGCGGCTCTTGACCCTGTTCGTAAACCGTGTACTGTTATTTTATTAGTCGTATCTTCAAAAGATTCTGTCGAAACAGAATTAATTTGTGAACCACCTATTGCACTAGATATTGCTCTTAAAACAGGATTAGTAGTATTATCACTTCTAGATGTAAAATCAGAGTTGATTGTAAAATCAGTTTCAAAATCTCTATTAGTTAAATCATGTAAAGTGGTTATTGGTGGGAAAGGTCTACCATTTTTATCAAGAGGCATAGGAGCAGGGTGGGGTTTTTCATTAGAAGACTCAAGAGGTTGTCCCCAGAAATTACGCCATCTACCACCGTGACCAATAATAAAATCAGGGTGGTAATTAGTTTGTCCCTTTGAATTATCTAACCATACTGCAAAGTTTCTACCACTAGCACCGGGTACTGTACTATGAATTACTATTGAAAATCCTAAATCTCCTTTTTGATTTTGAACGGCTCTACCTATGTGTGCTCTAATATAACCCATATGAGTTCCTTTATCTTTAGAAGTAAAAGCAGAATCATCCCACCAAGGGGAAGGGTCGTGTGTACTACCACCTAAATCTGCACTGGCTTTAGGTGCGGCTGCTTGATTTATCTTTCTTACAATTTCTAATGCCGCTTCTTCAACGCTATTAGTTTTCTCACCTACTTCACCAACATCAATTGTTAATCTTCTTACAAACTCCATTTGATTCCAATGTGGTAAATGTTGTAACCTAGTTTCGCTATGATTAGATAAATCTAAAGTTTCATTTCTAATACCTTTTAGAGATAAAAATGCAGGTATTACTCTAGTACCATCTGGTGTATCGAAAAATGTACTTCCTTCTCTTAAACTAGCACCACTTACATCGTTTCTTAATTTCTTTAATTCTGTTACAAAACTATCTGAAAAACTTTTAATTCTAGAAAATTCATGTTTTATATTACTAAATATAGATAAAACAACTTCATCAGAAGTACGTTTTGCCGCGCTGTCACCCAAAGCGTATTTCTTTAATCCACCAGAAATTGAATACCCAGTATGTACGTGATGCCCATGAGCCTTTCCATAAATAGAAGGAGAAGTAGCACCAGCAGAAGATGTGGCTAAATTAGCAGGTAAAGAGCCACTTAACGGTGTTAGTACATCTGTACCTATTCTATTAGCAACATCATGTGCATAAGCAGACTCTATAAATTTGGATTGTTGTGTGCTTCTAATGTAAGGGTTTTGTGAAGGATATCCATTCGCTACATCTATTTGTGTAGTAGCCCAAGAAGGCCCTCCACCATTTAGTGTGGCTGTATATTCAGCCAAATCAATTAATGCCCCGTCTTTTACAATCTTTCTCGGCCAACCTATAGAAGCAGTTAATGGGCTAGATTGCACTTGCATTACTATATCTTGGAAAGCGATAAACTCTCTATCATGTGCTACATCATAAAGCAAAACCCTTGCATGTCCTTCTTCTACTAGATAAGGGTCTAAATACGCTATAGTTGGTGCTTCACTTGCTGATAGACCTAGTGATTTGTAGTTTTCTTCAATTGTTTTATTTACATGTTGAACATAATTTCTAGCGGTCTCTAAGCAGTTTTCCCCAATTAAGAAATTTTCAAAAGGCACAGAATCTCTTGGATTTGTATCTAAAGTCCCTGTGCCACCAGTGAAACCTTTCCAGACTCTATTTTCATTCAATACACCCCTAGATTTAGCAAACAACCCTTCCATAGCATGTGGGTTGTTCATAGTCATATTACACCAAATTGTATCACCGTCTCTTAAACCTCCTCCAGCGTAAGGATATACCCAAGATGTGTTTAAAATAGCATCAGGGTCTTCAACAAAGGCGTTACTGAAAGAGACATATAATTGTCCTCCAGTAACAGTGGCACCAGCATTTCCAGTTAAAGTAACAGTGTAATCATCGGTTCCAGCAAAATCTCTTTTGCTAATTTCTGAAATTATTCCAATAGATACGAGTGAAGTATGTCCTTGAAGCCCACCTGTAGCGAAAACTTGGTCTCCTACACGTAAATTTGTTCCTAATGTGTTAGAAGTAAGAGGGGTAGTTGTAGTAGAATGGATTGTCGCAGATGTACTTTCTGAAGTAGAATTAATTCCCCAATTAGTCGCAATCGCGCAATATGTTTCGTATTCTTCATCAAGAATTGAATCAGCAGCAATAGCACTAATATTACTTCTGTTAAAGTTAATAATCGCTCTACTTCTTCTTGATAATGTAATTTTCTTATCAGCAGCAAGCCAACTTGGTACTGTGTTTGCTACTCCATTATAAAATCCTAAAGCAATAGAGTTTTTGCTTAAATTTACACCGTCAGCGGTTTTTACTCTTCCATAATAATGTAGTCTACGAGTTGTACCAGCGTCGTCTAATTCTACTTCATATAAGAAATCCCCAATTGAAAAAGTCGCAGCAGAAATAGTTTCATAACCAAAATCGGGGAATAAATCTACATCTTCTTCGGGTAATGTCACAACAGCAATTCCCATTCCGTCACTTCCATCATTATCTTTTACGATGGAAGCAACACTTTGAATTATAGAAGAGGCTCTTTTTGGTTTTATTTTTTTAGCATGAGGATTGGATTCAGGACCTTCTTTAAACTCTACAGCGCTTACATACTGGCGTAGCCCATAATCTACATTACCACCTTGTGTTTTAGCACTTCCAGCATCAAAGTAGTAATCACTTCTATTTTCAAAAGCAGCGCTAGGAGTATAAGGTTCGTCACCTATTGCTATTAATTGTTCATCGCTAGGGAATGTTCCTAGAGATATTGCCGAGCCGACTTTTACTTCATTTCTAAATTTCACAGAAGCAGCCCAAGGCTCATCTGGTATTCGTAAAAATCCACTACTAACAGGATTATTATCATACAGCGCCCAAGCGCCACTTTTCAAAAATATTCTTCTAAATCTAGGAACATATTGTAAGTTTTGATAATTACCAGAATACACTGTAGAATTTGTCACTGCATCTGATGTAGGAAAATGGTTTAGATTACCTACATATAATTCTAAGTTTGAGCCATTTACAACTAATTCTTTAGTTACATGTGTTATTTGGTCTTGAATCTCACCTATTGATTTTTTAAAATTATAAGCAGAAAATTTAGTTCTATCAGAATTGTAAGATTTACCCGGTCTTTTTCCTACCGGAGAAGGGTTCCAAGAATGTGCTGTGTAAGTAGCATCAATATGAAACTTAAATGAATTATCTTTTCCTACATAAACCTCGTCTGTTTCATTTGAAAATAATTGGTTTTCAAAAATTGGTAATTCTACTAGCGCTCTAGTACTAGCATATTGTGTGCCTAATTGATAATCATGATTAACATCAGAACCTTCTTGAATCATTCTATCATTTACTGTAGTACCGTCATTGGACAAAGAATCTGTATTATAATATGGGTCGGAATTTACTGTGAAAGAAACAGGAGTAGCGGTTGCAGATAATGTGACCCCGGAAGTTTCATTTATCCCTAACAACCAGTTTGCAAAAGTAGAGTAGTCTTTTCCATTTCCATCTAAGTACTTTTGAGAGTTAGCAGCGGGAGGGTCATTAAAAGTAAAACTAGTTCCATTTTTAGAATCATACAATGCACTACTACCATCTTCTAAATATATTCTACCTTTCTTAGCAAACCCATAGGTTCCCCAACTAGCCATATCTGGAGATTTATTATTTAGGGGTTTAACATTCAGTACACCGTTATTACTAGAATAAGTAGCCGAAACTGTTTGTACATGGTACGCTCTTTGTGTAGAAAAAGGTAAACGAGATAAGAGACTAGGGTCATATGAAGGTTTTATGTCATTTCCACCTTGCCCTAAACCACCTAAAGAAACTGTAACTACTGGTGCGTTAGGTTCTATTTCTTTTACAATATGTGAATCTGTGCTTCCTGAACCAATTTGTGAAACTATTTGATTTGTTGTACTCTCATTCACACCGTGGGCGGTTACAACAGTTGACATAGTACCTCCATTTTCTTTTTCTGAAATACTACTAACTCTACCTTTCGTCATTAAAAACAACATTCTTATTAGATTAGGTTCTTCTACATCACTAGCAACAGTTCTTAGATTGTATAATTGATTGAATCTTTTTCTATCACTTGGTTGAATAAAAAATCTAAGATTATACGCTGAATCTTCATTAGTAATATGGTTGTCTATTATATCAAAAAACTCATGTATAGGGCTATTAGATAGTGTTGTGCCTATATCGAATTGTCCATTAGAAGGACCACTGATGATAGTGCTAGGCTCTCTTCTGAAATATGTAGTTTTATCAGTTAGGATTTTTGCTTTACTTGTAGTATTAGGAAAAATTAACATTTTATGAAAAACACTATCGTGGTCTTCTTTTATTGTGTGAGATGCTAAAACAATCCCCGGAGGTGTTGCAGGTTGAGCAGACGCACTGGCTACAGGAGAATAGTTAGTGCCAGTATCGTTTCTTGGTGAATAAGAAAAATCTAATTCTGTATCTGATTCATAACCTTCAGAAGTATCACCGACTAAACTGTGAGGTCTATTAGTCATAGTTAATTCATTTTTAGCAGCCACATCTATGTAACCACCGGGAGCGTAAAGGGTACAATTTGCTAAATCTGATGCAATTACATCATACAAAGTAGTACCTTCAGCAACTAGTGTAGAACCTGATGGACTCATTTGTGAAACCATAAGATATGGTTTTCCGTTTGTGTCCATTGAACCACCTGTTAAATCAACAGCGTTATAATGAATTAAGACTGTTTGAGAAAAACCAGCGTAGTTTAATAATTTTGGAACTTTAAGTACAGCGATTCTAGATACTCTAGAAGGTCTTAAATGATATTTTCGTGATTCTTCATTTATTTCTCCATACTGAGGAACAGGCCCTTTCAACATAAATGGCGCAAAATCAAAATTATTTCCACCTATACCAATTATTTCTTTACTACCTGTAGGTAAACCATTACTTACTATCGCGGATATTGAACTTGAATTTACTACATTAACAATTTTATAATCTTCAACTTTTCTATAAATATCAATTCTTTGATTTTCTATGATATCTTTTGTGGCACCTAACTGTGAAGAATCGTAATATATTTCAGCAATGTCTGGACTTCCGTCTACCTGTTGATGAATAATTTCTTCATTAGGTTCGGGTAACATTTTCATAAACTCATGACTTTCAACATGATTTAGAGTGTGTCTACCGGAGTGTCCAATTTTGAAACCATCATCCAAACCACTAGGCCAAGTAACAGCAAAAGGATTATTTGTATCAACATCGGAAGTTGAAAGCCGACTAGAATATACTATACCATGTTGATTATGTTTGGATTCATCTAAAATCATTTGACCTGTTCTATCTATCATCTGAGTAGCGTAATGTAATGGTTGATAGGGATATCCTGTCGCACTATCAATTAATAAATCAGAACTTATAATTACAAAGTTATTATCCCCACTAGACCTAGAGTTTAACATAGGTCTAAGACCGTTACCTAAAGTACTACTTGAGAAATCTAAGTGAATACTACTTACTAAAATGTAAGGTGTATTAGTTTCTATATCATTTATTGAATGTAATCTCACCCTTTCTGGAGGAGTATTGTTAGGTTTATATGTAGATTTATGATAAGCACCTGCGTTGATTAACAAATTAAAAGGTACATGTGGTACGCTTCTGATATTTTTTGTACCCGGAGTAGTTATATTATCTACAATTTTATAATCGCCACTAGAATATGTGCTACTAGTAAAATCAATACTCCCAGTAGAAACTGTTTTTCCTGTTAATTCTGATGCTATGGCTTTTGCATCAATAGAACTACTTAGAACAATTTTTGTTAATCCAGAAACTGTAGAAGTTGTTGTATTAAAAGTATAAGAGGAAGAAAAAGGTGTTATTGGCTCATTAAAACGATATAATGCTAATGTGTTATGTCTTACAATTGGTGCATTCATCATAACCATAGAATCATCAAAACCAGCAGTGATGTGTAGCGCTTCCATGATACCCCTGAACTCACCACCCTTTCCACCAATGTACATGTGCTCTTCGTTTTCTACTAATGTGAAATTTTCATCAATATCTTTCTTTACCATTAGTTCTCCATTCACATATAGAGCGACATCTTTCCTTCTTACTGCTGCTACAATATGAATTAGAGGTCTGTGGTTTATATTCAAAGTAGTAGAATCATTATATGTACTATTAAACCTATTATACGGTTCAAAAAGCCCACCAAAATCTGGAGGAGGGTAAACCGTTCCATCATACCCATTTGTTTCTGGTAAAGCCGTAGCAATTCTAACTTCTTCTACACTTTCTGCTCTAGTTAAAGATACAGAGAAAACACAAGGTCCGGGTGTATCTGGAGTACCTATTGAAAGAGAAAATTGTCCTTCCTTTGATACAACTACTCCACCATTATCAGGTATAACCCAAGCCTCTATAGCCATAGTTTTTCTAGAGCCTTTTCCACTTAGATGAGTAAAAGTTTGAGAGCCTTTAGGATTTTTACTCAAAAATGTAGAAGCAGTAAAACCCTCTGGTGTTGTGTCTCCTAAGTCAGTATTTCTCCCTTGTGGCACAATTATACTGTCGTTCACACCATCAAATAAAAACGCATAAGAGTTTTCAGTTATTGCAGCCATAATTATCTCTCATATTGTTGCGTCTGCTGGATAGAATGTTATATCAAAATTATAGACACTTTCCCCAGCGTCATAATTTATATCTAATTTACCCATAACTCCTTGTATACCAGTAAAACCAGTAGTGAAAATATCAAAAGTAGCCCCGGCAGGAGAATTATTTGCTTCAGAAGATTTACTAAATCTAGATTCAAAGGGTCCAGTGGGCATGAAGAAATTTCTAGCAACATAAGTATCACCATCTGCTTGAATTGTAGAATTGTAAGGTATTTGTATACCCACAATATAATCACCATCACCAGAAAGAGTGTTTATGAAAGAAAGACCAAAAGTAGGAAGTGCCAAAGCAAGAGCACCTAAAGTAGTTAAAAGATTATCAAGAGTTAATTCCCTATTAATTTCTCTTGAAGAATTATTTATAATTCCATACAAATCCATTACTTTATCACCAGCAGATTTCTTTTTCCCAGTAGAGCCTCCTTGAAATTTAGAATCAAATGGGTGTCTAAAGTTATGAGGAGAGACATAACTAAGAATAGATGGTTTAATTTTAGGGTAAGCGCTTTGATTTCCATTTGAACCAGATACATTTTGTTTAATTACAATAGCAGAATTTGCAAGTCCTGTTTTTTCACTTTTTACAATACTTGCTGTGATTTTTGTTGCTGTTTGATTATTTACCCAATCAGCAACATAACTTGTAAACTGAGTAGTAGTGGCGTATGTACCTGTATTGGTTTTTATAACTATATTATTTCCGGTCCTACCTAAATTTGAATCTTGTGTAAAAGTCGCTTCATATAATGTACCATCTGTAGATTTTACTTGAAACTTAGATGCTCCTGCTAAAAGAGCATTAATATTAACACTTGTAACAAAACTATTAGAGAGATAAAAACCATTTCCATAATTTATACTTGAAAAATCAACTAAACCCTTAGCAAAAGCGGCACCAGTAGTAAATCTATCATCTGAAATCACACCTTGTATAACAATTAAACTTCGGCTTTTATTCAAATCAATAGCGATTCTTGTCCCACCAAGGGCGGGAAAAGAAGTTGGTGTAACTTCTCTTTCAGTTGTTAAGGCAAATGTGGTAGCCTCTAATTCTATTAGATTACCGTTTTCTTGAACTAAACGAATTGGTGTACCATTTGATTCAGCCATCTTTACAACCTTCCATGACTTCTATGAAAATCGGCTCTTCTAGTAGTTTCGGCTTGGATTAAATCACTTATATCTACGGCCATTTTTCTTTTATCACTTCTATCAGTCATACCACTCATTTCAATGTTAATATTGTAAGTAGGGCTACTACCACTCATAGCCATACCCATTTTCACTCTATCAGAAAAATCAGCGTGCCTTGCTGGTCCTCCACCACCAAATATATCAAAAATACTAGTATGGTTTTGCTTTCCATCATGAGTTAAATGAGGAAACCTAAAAGTATTCTCTTTAGGAGTGAATTTAAATAAATGTCTATTACTGTCATTAATCCCAGAACCAAGTGAAGGTTTAGACCCTAAACCGCCCCCACTTATTACATTGCTAATCGCTTCACCTGTAGATTTTGGTATAATTGAGCCACCGCCCCCACTTATTACATTGCTAATCGCTTCACCTGTAGATTTTGGTATAATTGAGCCACCGCCCATAATACCAGTTACTGTTTCAGTTACTGTCGCACTGACATTTTCTAGGCTTAAATCTTTTAATGCTTTTGCTAAATTTTTTGCACCTTGTATTTGCTCTTCAAAAAAACCAGACATAGCCCCTGATAAGCCTTCAAATGCTGTAAGACCTGCACCAAAAGCGCTGCTTAATAAACCACCTAATGAAGATATTAAACTAGACATACTTGTAAGACCTAAAGACATTATCTTAATTGTATTAGAAGTATGTGCTAATTGTGTTTGAATAGGTAGTACCATCAGAAGTCCTCCAATTCAAGGAAAGAGTAATCTACTTTAACTGTTTCATTACCAGTGGTGTTTTCTTTATTTGCTTTCTCTCGGTTTCTATTTTTTTCCTCTTCAACAGCGATGGCCCAAACATAAGATTGTGTGAATACTTCTGGAGTCATGTTTAGTACCTCGGTTAATGAAATGCCATAGTGTTTAGCCACTATGTAGGCAAGCATTTGAAATTGCAATTCTATATCTTCAAGCGTTTTTGATTTAGGCTTTTGAAGAAATTCTTGCAATTTCAATTGCTTGCTTTGGTAAACCCCCCTTGCATTACCTTCGCTAATTCTTCAGGATTAGGCAAATGTAAGGCAATTTGTTGACCTACAAAGCCACTTAAGTTTAATAATTCATCGACTGATAAATGAGGGTTTGTGCGTATAACCCAATTTTTAAAGGCGTAACGCCAATATGCTTCTAAATCTAAAGAAACTTCACCGTTTGTTATTACAAACATTTCTTGCGCTGCTTTCTGTATATCAAAAAACGACATATTTCGCACCCATATTTCCATGATAGCCTCGCTATCATCTGGGTCTACTTGTATTTCGTGTCGTCTTTCATTCATTTGATTCATTATTCTGTTTTTGTCCACTATTGGCATCTTCTTCCACCTCGGTTGCAGCCGTATCTACGGGGGCATCCAACGTTTCTTCAACAGCCGTAACGGGTGTTACGGGGGTTTCGGTTACGTCATTTTGGTTGCTTTGTGGACCTTCATCATCTTGGCGTAAGCGAAGTACGACTTCGGCCTTTGTACCTCGAATAGTAATGTTTCTTTTACGACATTCCTCTCTTAGTTCGACCACGGTCCACGAATTATAATCATTTGATTGAAACATAACGTTTGCTTCAATTGTTTGTATAGGGGGTGTTATTTCCTCTTCTTGTATATCGACCACAGGATGCTCGTCAACTCCAACGTAACTGTCCTCGCTGTCTCCATCTTCTGCATCAAGTTCTGTAGGTTTTTCAACAATTTCTTCAACTCCTTCGACTTCTAAAGCGGCTTCAACCCAAGTAGGTGTTTCTTCTTCTACTACCACTGTGGTTTCTTCTTTTTCACTTTCACTTTCACTTTTAATTTCACCTAGTCTACTCATTCTAGGCTGGGGTCTATTCATTTGAAAAAGTTCAGGTTCTTCTTCTATTTCAGGTTCTTCTTCTATTTCAGGTTCTTCTTCTATTTCAGGTTCTATATCTTCAGGAAGATACTTCATGAAAACCTCATCTATTTGAATACGATTTCTATGTCTCATCATTTCAGCCTTGAAAGGAATTCCTGTTTGTTCGCACATCCATTCTATGTAATTGAATTTATCAGTTCTATTGAAAATAACAACTCTTTGAGACTCATCAGGTAACATATTATTTTCTCCTTAACTGTGTAGTAATGTGTCTTTCGCTATTACATGCATACTCTTAGGCATTATTTTCATAACAGAACGTAGAGGCCCTTTATCTTCAGGTATAGGAAGAGGGGCTTCAGTAATATAGTAATCATCAATTACTATATCTAAAGATTCACGAGTAGAACCTGTACCTTGTTTTGTGAAAGAAAGTCTAATCATATCAGCGTCAGTTGTATCGCTAGTATCTTCATCAAAATTGTCTATACCTCTTCTCATACGATGATAAAATACAGGGTCGTCCACTATGATTTCCATTTCTAAATCATATTCAGTTTTACCCTCAACTGCTAGTGAAGCGTTTCTTGTTCCAGCAAATGGTACTTGGTCTGTTTCAGCATCAGCGATATGAGCGCCGTTAATTGTGTAATATTGTTGTACACCTGTGCTTCCATTTAATGTGAAGGAAACTACTTGACCTAATTGCACACCTGCAACTTGAATTGTTCCATTATAGAACATAAATGGTTTTTGTGTTCTTTTTGCGATACCCGCTTCTTTTCTTTTTACTTCGTTATTAGCAGTATCTTCAAACAATCTGTGCGTGTCGTATCTATCACCTTTTGTACCTTCAAGACGACCAGTATCAGTGTAAACTAATGTACTATCAAAATCAACTGATAGACGTAATGCAGCATCAGTATCTGCGACCATTGAAAAGTTCTTTACTTTACAACCTCTAAATACGCGAGTTAATTGTTTAGAATCAGAAACCCCACCATCAAAAGTTCCTTCATCACTATCTGCATCAGTTCTTCTTACGCTAACTTCCATAGCAAAAGAAGGTACTGTAGTTCGACTAAAAATTAATCTTTCTACAGGGTTTACTAGACTTCCTGTAGAGGGTGTTAAGTGAGGGGAACCATTAGATGAATCTGTTTGAAATCTATTAAATTTTATAGAAGTAGCGTTAGCGTGTGCAAAATTAAATGGGTCGTCTACCCATATTCGTCCAGCACCACTACCAGTATCTTGAATATGTACTATTCTTCTTACTTCTTGCTTTGTTGCTTTAGAAATTATACTATTAGCGCCTTCCGTGGGCCAAGTACCATCACTTGCTGTTTCTCTATGAACTTTAATATCAGTTGTGTTCGAATCGGCTATTATCACGTAATCACCAGCAGCAACAGGAACTGAATCAAAAATTGGGGCGCTAGAGCCTCCAGAATATGTAAAACTAGAATCACCAACTTCTATCGCTGCTGAAATAAAACTAGCGCCACCTGTTTCTTTTGTGGCATCAGAAACATTCGTTGCTTCATTCCCAAGGCAATAATACAACCATCTAGCGTTGTGAATATTACATTCAAAAGAGCCGTCTAAATTAAGAAACCTTCCCGGTACTTGAACAGCGACATCCCTTCCTAAACCAACAACATGATACCTCTTTAAATCGACTTTAGTTTCAGGTAAAGTTACTGTACTTACTAATCCTACAAATTGGTCTGTTAGACTTCTTTCTTTTGAGACAAGAGCACTAGTGTTGTATGCCATTCCCGTATCAATAGAGGGTGTAGAAAATGGTAAAATACGCATAAACTCATTTGCTACAGAGTCTTTGTTACCACCACTATGGTCTGTTTTTAGAGCAGGAGTTATGGTTAACTCCGTAGCACCACCTACCACAGCGTGTTTGATGATTGTGAATGTTCTACCAGATTTCATATAATCATCAGCAGTTAAGAAATTAGTTCCTTGAAGATTTGTAAAAGCAATTTTTGAACCCACGAGCATTCCTATCGGTGCTTTCAACACACCAGACACAACAATTCCTGCGCCACCACTAAAAGTAATAATTGAGGTATCTTTATCTAAATCACGAGTGCCAGTTTTTGCTCTAAAAAGAAAAGATGAGGCGTAATTGTGAGGTAGGTCAATTCCACTTTCATGACCGAATGTTACTTCGGTTAAATCTCCTTTATACACTCGGCTCGGCATACTAACACCTCATGGGATAAGTTCACTAAAGATAACTACTTCTACTTGGAACGTGGTTCTGAAGAGAAATTTAGTCCTATCTGATAAGTCTGTACGAGTTTTGTAGACCATTCTATCATGATTTACACCGTCACCATTTCTTACTAAATGAATACATCTTCTGATTTCATTTTCCATCAATTGCTGTTGCTTTCTACTCTTCATAGTACGTGCATCTAAGGTGATATTAATTCTAGTAGTTACAAAATCATAAAGGATTTCTGGAGTCTCTTCATTATGGGCTGTCTCAAAAACAAAAATGTAATCATGTTTTTTCAAATCTATTCTCTTACCTCTCTCTGGGGCAGTTTCTGCCATATCCACAATTATTGGTTTAATACCATTAGTATTACCTCTATTCCAATTATCTTGGAGAGTTTTAATTACTAAATCTATTCCTTCTAGCCACGTCGCTACCAATTTTTTCCACCTCCTTCAAATGATAAGTTGTATCAGGTACAATAGAACCACCACGGTATTCAATATTACTCTTTCTTAACTCAGGTGATTCTGTAAGTATTCTTTTATCTATAAACTCATTTACTGTGCTCTTATATTCTTCAGAAACAGGATTACCATCTATATCTTCAAAACTACCATCAGTGTTTTCTTTTATTTGTGCTAAACCGTATTCCTGTCTTTTGATTCTATCTTTGTATTCAGAATCTTGTAAAATAAAATCTTTCAACTGTTTTTGTGTTTCTTTATCATTAGCAAAAGCATCACTAACTTGTTTTAAGAATATTTTAGTTTCTCTTGATGACTTCAAACGAAGGCCACCACCTCTATATATCTAGGAAGCATTCTATCAATATCCTGTTGATAAAGTTGGATTTTAGATGTTAAATCAACATTTTGTGAACCTTCAGGAATCAACACACTTCTATCATCTGAAAGTAATATATCAATAGCGACCATCTTAGTACAGATATCTTCTATTGCCTTCTCTAAATATCGCTCTCCGTATATGTATGAAACTTTTACAGCATTCCATTCAAAGAAAGGATATGAGTTATTGAAATAGATAATTCCCATTTCGCTGTCTAACCACCAATCTCTCAATCTACCTTGGTCCCCACTAGCACTACCACCTTGTAAATCGACGGAAAAATTATGTTGAGTAAGTGTCCCTGAAATGTCTGATAAAGCAGAACCAACAACTATTACGCAACCAGTAAAAGTTGTACTAGTTTTTCCAGTATATCTAAAAACATCACCAGTAGCATCCACAACGACACCAGCGTCAGCAAATCCAGTTGTGCTGTTTACAGTTATAGTAGTACTAAGTAAACTAACAAAAGTAGCGGTTCTAACAGCAGTTTGCTCTATTTCTATAGAGTCGTCTGTTACTACTATGCTTCCAGATTCACCTGATTGGGTTGCCCTCATACTAGATACTTTCACAATTCCAGTACCGTAATCAGAATTAGCAGTAGCCAAAAACTCATTATGAACTGCTACATTATCAGTACTACCTTCAAGAGTAAAAGCAGGAGAAAAATCTACAGCAGTTTTACCTATCCTATCTTCTTTGTTAATTAAATCAGCAAGATTTTGTGCAGTAGTAATTTTATCAAAATCTGCTCTCCATTGATTTGTACCAGTTCCGATTGTAAGTACAGCCGCGTTCCCGTTACCCGGAGACATTACTATTGAGCCACCTAATGCCCTAACAGAATCTGGTATTTTAATACGGGCTTCAGCAGAGCCAATTTCTCTGTAATCGTCTCCTTGCCACAATTCTATACGCAACATTTGCTGAACATTACGGAACAATAGGGGGGTTGTACCAACATAATCTGTGTAATATCGTCTCCTATATGGTTTGTAGGTGTCAAAATTGATATATTCTGCTGAAACTAGATTTGGTCTCCAAGAATTATGAGTAATATTATCTATCCTATCTTGGCATCTTTTTATGAGTTCTTCAACTTTAGAACGCTTTACTCCTCTTGTTCTCCCGTTAGTAAAAGAGGCTTGATTTTGGACATAGGTATTATCTGCCGATTGATAATCAGCAGCCGTAATACTACTTGTGAAATTTAATTTTACACCATTTACAGATGTGGTAATAGATGAAATAGTTCTATCTATTCCTAGAGGGTCAGCGTCTGAATAGATAAGGATTGTATCACCAACAGCCCAACCACAATTTCTGTAGTCTGCTCCTGTGATATATACCCCGTCAGAATCACTATCTGCTGCAACTGCAACTTCTGTTTGCGGTCCTATTTCTAGTAAGTCTGCTACTTTTTGAGCAGTTGTATATACAATAGCATCAGGGTCTAAAGGTCTTGTCTCTGCCTCACCGGGACTGAACACTTGTGGCATTATTCTCTTGCCTCCTCACTCCTTTCCGCCATATTATATTCCATTGGTTTATTACATGACCCGCATGTTTCTCTAAACATAAAATGCAAGAAACCACAGTAGCGACATCGAGTACCAGAACCAATATTTAGGATATCTCCTATGTTCTTATTTCGTTGTCGCTGCTGTGATACCACTCCTGCTAGTGGTTTTTGTGTATCGAAAACCGCACCCTCACCTATACTAGATGAGTAACGAACATTTGTTTTTTGAGCAACGTCTAAGTCCTCAATGTCCATTTCACGGAGTTCAAATCCCATGTATGACACCTCATACATAGGTCAAGACAATAAATGCCTGTCCTAAAACTATTACAGGTTCAGCCGCTATTAAACTAGTAGTGCTTGAAGCACCAGTTAGTGTACCTACTGCTGTATCTATAGTAGTTGCTAGGGTAGTGGTATCAGAAAATTGCTTCGGACTAAAAGGTCCAACAATTTTGAACTTAGGGTCTATTGAAGCCATTAACTCACCACCCATGATAATTTTATGTAAACATTACCTAACATTGAAAAAGGTACTGAATCAATGAGAGTATTAGTATCACTACTCTCTCCCAAAGACCCAGCAGCCGTATTTATTGTAGCAGCCAATGTAGTAGTATCACTGAACTCTTTTGGGGAAAAGGGTCCAATAATCTTGTACGATGTTGCTATGTTAGCCACTTAAATCACCGCCTTAATTGCGGCGACCAAAAGCGTACCATGTTCCATCTTGACCTGCAACACTTTGTATTACTAATGTAGAGCCGTTGATGAGGGAGAAAACTCCGTCAACTCCAGCCCCTGTGCCAGCAGTAGAAGAGCCAGCATTTGCGCTTGCTCCTATAATTCCTGCTAACATTGAAGAAAGGTCGATGTTTCCACCTGTATCACTTCCTCCATTAGTAAAAGTTCCAGTGACCATCAAAAGGTCACCAATGTAATGCGGTCTTGTGTCTATTGTACTTGCAAATGCCATAATTTATCACTCCATATTATTATCTGTTGTTTCTTCCACAACGGGTTCTTCTATAACTTCTTCTATAACTTCTTCCTCTATTACTGGTTCTTCAATAACTTCTGGTTCTACTATAGGCGGGTTTAGATGAGAATCTACCATTGCTAAAAGAGATGTTTTTGTTCTGTATGAGCCGGACAAGTCTACGCCTTGTTCACCGAGCCATTTGACAATGGCGCCCCTACGCCATGAAGCGTCAGGTATACCATCATTTCCTTCGTCTCTGTGAACTGCTTCACTTCCTTCTACGGTGAAATAAGGGGTAACTAAGTATCGGCTGAACTCGTCAACCCATGCTTGAGTTACTTCCCTTACTTCTCCGCGTGTAAAGTCCGGGCTATACGCATCAGGGCTTCTTCTATAGAAAGAAGGACCATTATATCGTACAGTCGGCATACTTTATCCACCTTATTCTACAATCATCCAGCATGTAACTAATGCATCAGATGTGGATGTAACCTTGAAAGTAGCAACACCAGCACTGCTGATTGCTTGTTTTAATGTTACACCTGCTGCTGCTGTAGAATTGTCTCCAATTATTACAGCCTTAATTTTTGTAGCATCCCCACTTAGAGTAAGGGTTTCATCGTTAGCAAGTGCTGTAGTGAATCTACCGCATACTAACTTTGCACCACCTGTTGCGTTTGTTGTGTTACTGTTTTTTGCTTGGAATCCGTCAAGAGAGCCGGGATATGAATCCGCTGCTGCTCCGCCGTCTAACCATGCTGTGTCGTCTACTGATGTTCCTGCGTATAAGTCCAGAGCGAAATCCTCTGTAAATACCGCACTCGCGCTTGTTGTATATGTAATTGCCATATTTCATCATCTCCTGTTTATTGTAGGTCCCTCACACTACCATGAGCACCAAAGAAAGTAGTCCATACTTCACCCATGGTTCGGTATAGTCCTTCTTGGCCCAGTCTGTTAATTGCGAATGGGTCACCTGTTTCGATACCACTCTCATAATATTGTGTTGGAATTGCTGTACTAAAGTAAACGTAGTCTGTATCTAAGAAGTACATTCTACTGATTCCATCTTTAGGTACGTCCTTGGAAGGAATGATTGGAACACCGTTGTATGTTGCAACAATGAAACCAGCCTCGATTCCCGGTACACCCTTTACTCCGTTGTAAGTAGGTGTAACTCTCTTCTCTTCCATGAATCTCTGTTGTGACTGCAATAGTTGTTGTAGTCTCATTAGAGTATCATATCCAGTTAGAATAACTTTCGGGTTTCCTCCACGTTCCCAGATGTTCTGGAAAAGTGTATCTAATTGGTCCAAAGAAAGGTTCCTGTTAGCACTGCTTGCGTCTGCGTTATCTTCAGCAAAAGCCCAAGTGTTAGCACTTCGGTCAATTGAGTAAATATCTTCGTCACCAGCATCGTAGTGAGTACCAGCAGCCATTTGGTTGTTACCGACAGTAATTCTATCCAAAGACTCGAAGTTGTTAGCAGCAACGGTAGAAGCATCTGTTAGAAGCATCTTGTTTACCATTTCTGCGTGGTGCTTACCCATCTCTTCTTTCATTACTGAACGAATGTCACCAAGACCGTCATCCTTGTCTGCAAGGAAGATTGCTGTCTCAGACATATCGAATGTGTGAGCAATGGTCTTTGGCTTTGCTGCAACATGTTGGAAAGTAGGCTTTACAGTCTCAGGTAGTGTTGCGTTTTCTGCAACTCCACCGTGTAGAGCACCGCCGTTAGGCTTTCCAGTAATTACACGCCATCCAGAACGGTCCCAAGGTCTCTTTGGTAGAATAGAGAACGCATTGAACTCTTGGTTCAGTTGCGACCATACTTTTCTACCATAGATTGCTTGGTAAGTACCAGCGGTTGTGGATAGCATTGGGCTATCCGATTTCAGTAGTTCGCTACCAGAGTATGAGTAACCCATTGAGTTACCTGCACCATAGTAGTATCTTTCCATATCAGTTATTGTTCGTACATAATTTCTTGCCATTTTTCATCATCTCCTGTTTTATGCACTCCTAAATGCGCTGTTTGCAAGGTTGTGCACCTCATCCCATGACATTTCTGCCAAGTCTTCTGTAGAAGGAACGTTAATTGAAGGAACAGAATCTGCACTCTTTGCAAGTGTTTCACCTGTTTCTGCTGGTGTTGTGATTGAATCAATTCTCTCAGATAGAGAAGAAATTGCTTTTGAAATCTCATCTAATGGTCCACGAGCGTCAAATTCCATTGCAGTTGCTTTGGTAATTTCTGCTGTTCTTTCTGATTCATATCGGCTTGCGAAGTCATGTTCAAGGGATTTGCGTAGTTCCGCTTCTTCCATTGCTGCTTTGTAAACTTCGTATGCAGCCTCTACATCAGATGTAGATACCATATCAGGAGTTAAGAAATCGGATTTTGCAACTTTTCCACCACTACCAGTAGTTTTACCTACAGCGTTAGTAGAAGGTGCACCGTTTTCTTGAGCACGACCTTTAACTTGAGCCGCGAAATAATCAGCACCATCGCCGATTGCTTCAGGGGTTGAGCCAAGGTTGGCTTTTTCGAGTCCATCGAAGTGACTTCTTGCACCGTTAACATCGACTCCAGCACTCTTTAGAGTGTCTTCCATCCAGTTTAGGTATTCAGAAGTAATGACATCGGAAAACTCTGACTTTTCTACGTCAGCATCTTCTTTCTTTTTGTCATCTTTTGCTTCTTTTTCATCGGCTTTCTCGGGTTTGTCTCCCTTCTTGTCCATCGCTTCTTTCAGAGCAGGAGGCATTGCTTTCTCCATATCATCAAGGCGACCTTCAAGGCGAGACAAGACATCAGTCATTTGCGTCATAACATTATCATCGTTTGTCATATTTTTCACCATTTGGTCTTGTTTCAATATCCTAAAGGTGGCCTCAGGATTGATGCCCCTCTCACATATTGTAATCTCGTGAAGTTCTAGTTTGCTGATTTCTTGGTAATCACCGTGTTCAGCGTCTGATTTTCGGACACGCTTGAAAGCCTGTCCTCCAATACTAAAACCACGAAGCGAACCCTTTCTTATTTCTGCGGCGACTTCTTTCGCCTTCTCAATGTCATCTCTCAAAGCAACGACAACAAACATTCCTGTGTCATCAACTTCGCTTTTCCACAAACGACCTTGGTTGTCGGTGTAAGAAGGAATAACCTCACCGACCTGTATATTTGAATGTGCTAACTGTACATTACGAAACTTTTCATCTTGCATGTACTTTGCAAAAGCATCTTTTAATGCATTTTTAGTAATTTTGTCACCTTGTTTATCAACAACTTCAACACTAGCATATCCAGCAACAACTAGGTCTCCACCTTTGAGAATAGTGATGCCTTGAGTATTACTGGAACGAACTGTCGCAGACATCATACTCAGTGAAATCTATTGTTATACTATTTATATGAAGCGGATTTTAATTTTTTCTTAGTATCTCTTTTAGCCTTAGGATAATCTTCAGGTTTCTCTGGTTCCTCAGTAGGTCTACTTCTCATATCATAATCAGGCATAGTGCTCTCATCTTGTAGAACTGTTGGTCCTCTTGGACTTCCGTTTGGTTCTCCCAAATCAATACCTAAACCCCTTCCTGCCATATTTGAATGCCCTTTATCTAGTGCGTCTAAACTCCTTTCTATAATTTCCAAGGCTTTTTCAAAATTAGGTTTAAGTAATCTATTCTTATCATCGGCATCTACAAGTCCCGCACTTTCTTCTTCTTGTATTTCTTCTCTAACTTTTTTATCTTCGGCAGGAAGTTTAGTTACTTTACCTTTCAACATTAAACTAGCAACTTGTCCCCAAAACGGCTTCAGACTTTCAGATAACTCTATGCTATATTCTCCTAGACCCATATCTGAAAGGGAAGTAGTTGGGGAATGAACCCAATATCCTAAAGAAGATTTTTCTAATTTATAGATAACACTATCATCATTAGGTAAAGAAATTATGAGATTGTTATCTACAATATCAATATCGTGTGGTAAATGAATAGGAGGGAATGATTTAGCAAGTAGAGATAATGTCTCTAAACTTGCACTTCCTTCACCCTCACCTTCACCGACTAACTTACTTAATTGAACATTATATACATCTCTTTCATAGTTTTCATTCTTTTCTACACCAGTGAATCTTGCCCTAACAATCTCACCTTCTTCAAATGGTTTAGGACTAGTGATTGTTGCTACATCGACATAAACTTGGTCTTTGAAAGGAACAGCCCTATCCCCAAATCCTTCTTTGTCGATTACTGGCCCAGCGCCTAATCTGTAAATAAACTCAGGAGCCTCACCTCTTCTATCTAAAACAATTAGATTTAAATCTCTATTCTTACGCAATAAAACCCACTTAGGATGTCTCTTTTCTCCTCGCATGTAAGTGGATTTATTATCTCTCAATAAAAGAGTAGAGTGTTCTTTACTCAAACTATCTACTGCATCTTTCAACCCTTCATCATCTGTAAATCGAGTATCATGTGGTCCACAAATTATCACTTCTTCATGGCTATCAAATTGTCCTCTTAAAACTTTAAATCTCTCTCTAACAGTCATATCCATAATATCTGTACCATCATAATGCATGATGTCAATTACGTGTAGATTCTTTTTGGATAGTATAGCATCAAATGTAGCATCTTTTTCTCCTAATTTTTTGATGCCCGTTTTCACCCAATCAGGAACTGCACCTCTACTACCATCTTCATAATACGCTGTGACTCTCTTATTTTTCTTAGTGATGACTAATCTCTTACCATCATACCATTTTGAGACACACCAACCACCAGTAAAACCTCTAAGTTCTTCTAATTGTTTAAACTTGAATATTCTATGCATTGGTCTAATCGGCGGAACCCAACCCGGTTCCTTATCCCCTTTAATTAATAATTCATCAGGATTCAATAATAAGTTAGCATAAACTCCCGCATCTTTTCCTAATAAATTTAGAGGGTCAGATGCCATAGATTGCACATCACCAAAACCTTCAGGTATTTTAGTTGCGTGAGATTGCTCACTTTCTAAAGGTCTAGTTTCAGCGTTTTGAATCTGAGCGCTCATCTCGTTACCAAATGCCACATTCAAATGTTGTGGAGCAGGTTCAGTTAATCTTTGTGTATGATTTGTAGGATAAAAAGCAGGTTTACCACCTTCAAAAGATAAAGCACCTTCTGGTTTCATTTCTAATCCTGTTTTGAAACACTCCCCAAACAAGTTAGTTACAGTAGGTCCACTACCATCATGTGAAACTGGTTGATTAAACCAATCTATTTTTTCAGTAGAAACTTTTGTGTCTAAAGGTGTATCTGAACCATCATGTAAAACTAAACCTCTTAGATTGTGTGTGGCCTCACTATGAGGGTGCATTTTAGGTGTAGTAGATTGAGACCCCCTTGTAATTTTCAAACCATACGGTCTACTTCTTTTACTTGTAGCAAAAGGTGTATTTTGTTCCGTTACCCCACTTTGTTTGTGATACTCGTCAACCGTATCACCTTCTAGATATGAAATACCTAAAGCCTGTGCGTGTTCTTTTTGTCCAAATAAATTTTTAATTAAACCACTTCTACTATGAACTGAGTTATTATCAGGTATGTCACCAATTAACTCAGCATGTAACTCATTCACATGATTATCTAAAGCCTTTTTCATATCTTCAAAATTCGCTGAGTCGTGCTCTATACCTATTTTTTCTAAATTACGAGAAAGACTCTTTTTAGTTAATTCAGGGTTTCTGGAATGCCTTTCCTCTATATTATTTAATAATCCAGAGAGAGAATTAAACTCTCTTTCTGTATTTCTTAAAGGTTCTAATCTCTCTATTTCAGTTTTAAATTTTAATTTATCTTGTTCAGAAAATTTTGGTGTAAGATTACCTTCTTCATCTTTAGTAGTTTGATTTATATATTTTCTAAGATTAGAAATTCTAGTTTTTATGTCTTTAGTACCATGACCTGATTCTTCAAAGAGGTGTTCATCTATATCCCTATCATATTCTTCATTGAATAAATTAGATAATATTTGTTTATTAGACATCAAGAATCTTCCCTCACCTTCAGGAATTGTGCCTAAAGTTTTTTTGATATGGGCTAAATGTTCTTTATCTAAAGGAAACCCTAACTGTTCTGCTATTTCTTTTGCATTGGTTTCGCTATGTACTGGAATACCAGCCTGTTTTATAAAACTACCAAGACCATGTAGTTTAGAATCTAAAGGCATTTCTTCTTTAGAGAGTCCCCAATCTATAGTAGTAGGATGGGATATACCTAATTCTTCATAATACTCAGGCGGTAATACTTTCAAGGCTATATTTGCATCAGCAAATAATCTTGCAACATTCTCTCTAATTGCTGGATTACTTGGGTCTAAGAAACCATCAGGGTAATACTGAGTTAAATGTTTAGCCATTTCAGAAATAATACGAGTATCACCATTTAATTTCTCATTAAGTTTATGCCCATGATAACTTCCTTCAAATAATCTAGCAGAAATTTCATCACCAACTTGATAATTATAAATATCTGGGCCTTCTCTTAATTGTAATTTTTTAGCATAAAAAAGAGCATTTCTAGATGCTTTTTTATCTTTCATAGTCATTTCTTGAAAAGAGTTTTCTAGTGTATCGCTTATATCTGTTACAACATCATCATCAACTATTCTTTCAATTCCCATTCCCCTTTCTAATCCATAAGGGTTATCCGAATTAGGATTTGTAGAGAATAAAAAGGGTGATAAATCTTCAACAAACTTTTTTTGTTTATATTTTTCTTGATTGTTGTTTCTATCATTACCATGTAGTAGACTAGAAATTTGAGGATGAGTAGAATGATTTCTATCAGCATTTATAATATTAGCAAAACCTCCAACTTTTTTAATTAGGCTTTTGTTATGTTGTAAAGCATGAGAACTAATCTTACTTTCTTCTGGTCTTGGTAAGATTAAATGTCCAAACAAACCTTGATTTTGATTAGGAATTTTGTGGTCTCCTCTTGTTGAACCCATAATCGAATCCCCTTCTTTAGATGCTATTGGCCCATGTAATGACCTGAATAATGTGTGGAAATCCATTCCTAAAGCCGCCCCTCTATATGCAGGAGCGAATAAAGATGCAGGAGTCCCTCCCAAATCTTCCAAGGCTTTTCTTATTTCTGGAGAAGTAAAATCATCATGAGATTTATTACTCCCATAAAAATTGTAAGCATCTGTTAATTGGTTGTGTTTTGTCCCTAATCCTAAAAAGTCTTTTTTCTTTCTCATTAATTCTTTTAACATTTTATTATCTATTAAAGGACCAGAAAAGTTGTCATAAACTTCATGTTCTTCCATCTCATTACCGTCTGAATTAAAACCCAAAGAGTGTAAAAGATTTCTTTCAGGAACCATATTTTTAACACTTCTACTTTCTTTTGCTAGGACTTTTTTAAAATCATCACCGGATTCTCTTTTTAATTTTAGTAATCTTTTCTTACTCATATTAGGAAACGCTTGGAATAACCAACCATCCTCATCAATATCATGTCCCATAGAGTCATGTAAATTTTCTAAAGCAATTTCAGATAGAGGTTTTAGAATTTGGTCTTTACTTTTTTTATCATAAGTGATATCCCCAATAATTTTTCCATCTTTATCTACAGGTACTCTTGCTGCTCTAAAAGCAGAATCAAAAGCAAATTTATCTTTATCGGTTTCAGGTAAATTAGACATTAATCTAGGAGTTATATTATTATCCCCACCTAAATGTGGCTCATTAGAAGTAAATGTTTTTGCATTTGCACTTCTAGTTCTTAAGGTTCTTTTTAATCTACCCATAGGTAATTCAAAACCATCATTAAATTTTAATAATTGCCTATTAGAATCACTCCCTTTATTTTTATCATGAAGATGTTCAAAAATCTTAGTTCTTTCCTCTGGTGAATACCACTCTAAGCCTAATTTAAATGCTAAATCTGAAAGATATTCTGGGTGAGCCATATCTTTTGGGTTTTCTACATCAACCTCACTTTCATCACCGTAAAATGCTTGATATTCAGCGTCTACAGTTTCTGGATTTTCTTCATGTACTAAATTTTCCCAAGATTTTAATCTATCAGTAAAATGCTTTTGTCTTAACTCAAAATCACTAGAACCATCATCGTTATTTTCTTTCCAACGTTCAAAATCCCTATTGTACGCATCGACTTCATGACTTAATGTATTAGAGCCTTTACCTGTGTACAAAGGGCCAAGAAAACTATATCCACCCTTAACATTTTTTGAAACAGCATGATTACTTGTTTTAGTTAGATAATCTTCAACTGCTATTTCATATTTTTTTATTTTCTCAGCAATTGTTTTTTCACCTTCTTTTGCTGGTAAAAATTTTTTTGCTAATATATGAAAACGCATCGGTAAACCAGAAGAAGGTTCAATCCTATGAAGCGGATTATGGTCTCTATCAAAAGGATGAGACTTAGGATAAATACTAGTTGGGTCTTTTTTAACTTCTAATTGAGCACCATGTCCCCTTGCTGCTGTATGTGGGATGTGTTCGTCAGTATATTCTTCAATTCTAGATTTTATCCTATTTTTAAATGGGTCGTCTACACTATTGTGACCCCTTCTATCTAATCTTAGTAATGCTTTTTCTTCCCTAGATAGTATTCTTTTCTTTCTTTTTTCTTTAATTAATAAATCACAAACTTCTTCTTTCCAAGTAGGATTCAAATCAAATCCATTTGCATCAAGATTGGCTTTAGCAAAAACATACTCTTCAACATAAGTTGGAATATCTTCATCTAAAACAGAAACAGCGTTTACTAAATCGTCTCTTGCTCTTATGAAAATATCAGCAGCATCTTCTTGCACACTAAAACCACCTTTTTCACTCGTTGGTCTTAGACTCTCCACCGCTTGTTATTTCATGAGACTCGAAAGGTCTATCATGAGTATTTACTGTAGGGGATAAAGTATCTAAGTTGTAAGCATAACTTGTAGCCCCTTTGTTAGCAACATCTTCTGAATCTAATAAATGTTGATTTGAAGTGTAATATGCGTTTCTAGTTTGTCCACCAGATTCCGCTACGAAAGTAACATCTTGAGGTTGTGTAGAGAAAGTAGTAATAAAGTTAGGATTTGCTTTTTTCATTTCACCGTATTTTTTCATACCGCAGCCCATCTTATTCAAACATTCAGATTTCTTCATTCCACAAGAGGGACATGTTTCTCCCTTCTCGACTTTACCATGAGCCTTATCACACTGGGTTTTTTGTTTGGAAGAACAGTCGGAGTACTTCTTACCAAAGTTCTTCATACAATACTTGTCCTTATCAGCCATATCTGCTTTCTTCTTAGAGTCTTTATCACCTTTACCATCAGCAGCGAAGTGAGGAACTTTCTTACCATCGTGTTCTACCATCTGTAGTTTTTCTGCTTTTTTCAATAATTTTTGAGCCTTATTCAAAAGGTCAATTGCATTGTTATCTACTTCACTATATCTTGGTCTTACCATCTTAATACAACTCCATTGGTGTTTTTACATTATCAGCCATGTCATGAATTTCTTCCCAACTCATTTCATGAATCTGTTCGTTAGTGTAATTGTCTAATTGCCCTTCTGATTTTTGAAGATTAATTGCTTCCTCTCCTCTAAAAGCATCCCCAGAGACATCTTCACTAAGAGGTGTGGAAATCCTAACAAAACCAGATTTTTTCAAAAGAGCAGCAGGGTTGTTCATCATATTTTTTAAGATTTCATTTTCCCTTCTTACTGCGTTTATGTCAGATTCCATAGATTCCATTTTCGTAATAAGAGCGTTAACCAATCGCTCTTCAGTGGTTTCTTCTGACATTTAACGCACCTACTTTTGCCATCCGCCGAAAGTACCGGAGTGCTTTCTCATTTGATAATTAGTTCTTGCAGGAATAACTGTGCCTTTGAGAACTCTATCTCTTTGAGAGGTGTCAAAGTTTGTACCTCTTTCATTGAACTTCATTACAGGAACTCCGTTAGCAAAATCATTCACATGTTTTTCTTCAGCAGATTTCTGTATAGCGTAATGTAAGTCATCATTTAAGAAATTACTAACTTTCAAAACCTCTTGAAGATGAGATTTTGCTAACTCAGCATCTCCTAAATCTAAAGCCTCGGAAAAGGCTTTCGCGTGTAAATTCATCTTTCTTGCAAAGGAGTCCATCTTGGTTAGGTTCATGTTACTCACTCGCTCCGTAGATATACCTGTTTAATTACTGTTATGCTCCACGAGGCCGATTTGCCTCGGAAATACCTCTTTGTGCTCTTTCAACAGGTCTTTGTTGTGGACCTCTTTGCTGAACATTAGAAAAGGGTGAGCCAGCGCCCATTGAGCCTCTTTGTTCAGGTCTAGCGGGTCCTCTATTTCTCATTCCAACACCTTCCCCACCGGGATTCACAATGCCCGGAGGCATCCCTCTTCCTACTTGTTGCATTACACCCGGAGGTACTCCAGCAGGAGGTGCTCCACCCGGAGGAGGTGCTCCACCCGGAGGAGGTGCTCCACCCGGAGGAGGTGCTCCGCCGGGTTGTTGACCTGTTTCTAATTTTTTATAGACAAACCTAATATCTCTTTTTCCTTCTTCCAACAATTCAGGTTGATAACCTAACATCATCATTCTTTGAGCAAGATTTGCTTCCATCTCATCTCTTCTTAATCTTGTGATTTCATCTTCTTCTTCATTAGGATAAAGAGCAAGTTTCCAATCATGTACATTCATTTCTCTTAACATTCTTGGGAATAAAACTTCAGTATACACTTTTTGCCCAAACTCAACTGCTCGATTAGTTACTAGTATTTGCATACCCTCATTATTCAAACCACCAGACTTACCATTATCTATCATAAATACTGATGATACACCAAAGTATGCTGCTATACGATTTCTTATTTCGTCTCTTACAGCCATATACTGCATTTCCTCAAGAGTGTCCATGAATTTAACCCAATTCACACCTCCTCTTCCAGTGGAACTCTCAATACCCACCTTAGGAACATAGTGGGGGTCTCTTTCCATTTTTTCGTCAACAGACTTCCAGAAAGATTTCATAGATTCCAGATTATCTGTAGTTACAGAAATAATTCCTTTTGGTATTCTTCTTTTCTGATAAGCGGTGTAGATGTAATTATCCATAGCGGTTAGAGACATTGCTTGTCTCCACATAGTGTTAACTGGAGATTTACCATACAATTTACTAGGATTATATTTTGAAATGTGTATAACTTCTCCCTTAAGATAGTATTGATTTTTTCCAGAACCAGCCATATTGATATAATGTGCATCTTCCATTTTTGAACCACACACCTGACACGCATCATCTTGACCGGGATAATTAATTTGGTCTCTGTGAATAGCACAAACTTTGTATCTACCACCTCTTACTCCTCTCTTATCTGCTACTATTCTCATAAAGATGGGGTCACCTCTTATGATTTCTTTTACTCTGTAAAATTGTATTTCTCCAGTATCTGGGTCTACAAAGTACTCTTTAACTAAAATTAAGAAAGCATCATCGACTATATTCAAATCATCTTCTACTTCTTGTAAAATGTGCATAAAAGATTGTTCCATAGAGTTCTCTTGTTTTAATAACCAACGTGGATATACAGCCTCATCTACATCAGGAGTCCTTACTTCACCCCCACAGGCTTTACACATATCCACTGAATGTTGATATTCTTCACCACAGTCTATACATTTAGTTTCAAACTTCTTTTCAAAGTAATACCCTCTTCGGAATATCTCTTGTTTTAATTTTGCTAAAACCGTCCTAAGAATTAAATTTTCACGAGATACAGCATAAAGAGCAGGAAGTGTAATTCCTTGCGCTAATACTGGTTCTTGAATACCAGTAGTCAACATTGGCATTTGAGGTTGTGGTGTAGTCCTTCTTTTGAAAGGGCTAGAAAGAGCACTGATAAATCTAGAAACTCTACTCTCATCATCAGCCATTATATTCCCTCCGACCATTTACTAATATCGTCTACGGAGCATTCCCATTGAGATAGTAAGTTTTCTGCTTTTTGAGTGTCGTCTTTCCAATTATTGTATCTAACCACACGCAACAACTCGGTCTTACGAAGAGGGTCTTCCTCTTGGAGATATTGCAAGACAGCCTTTGCTTGGGTATCTTTCATTTGTAAATGTGGTAAAATCATTTTTAGTAGTTTTTCTACATCACCTTTTGAATAAAATTGTAATCTATGTTGACTTCTAGTGGAGTTTTTGTGTACTTTTTGGTCTAATTGTAAAACCCCACATTCTAAAGTTTTGTGTAATTGTTCACAGTGTGCTCTACCTCTATCACCAGTAGCGACAAAACCTGCTCTTGCTTCACCCCTACCTGTAATTGTAATGTAGCCGTCAGCGTCTAAAAAGCCCGCTGCGTATGCAAAAGGGTCTTTTAGAATTAAACCATTTTTATCCATCTTTACAAAAGTTCCTCTAGAAGCACCAGCAGTAATGTCTAGTTCTTCCCCATACATAGAAATTAATTTTGATAACTTGTTACTGGTCATACTTTTGTGTACAACATTGTTTTCACTTAGATGTTCAAATATGGCTCTACTACTCATAGGCCCTCTCTCTGTTAAAACCAAACTGGCTTTTTCTATAGTTTCCCTATCTTTTGAGTTTAATTTATCTATTTGATGTAAACTTGTTTTCCACATTTTTCTTGCATCTTTCTTATTTTGCATAGCATTAGCCCATGTTTGATTTTCATGTTGCCCCCATACATCTTCAAAACTATCGAGAGTCTTGAGAGAAGTATCTGCTTGTTCCCATAATTGACAAGCATTAATTAAACCAGTTTTTCTTGAATCTGAAAATCTTCTAAGTGATTTTAAATCTCTATCTGAAAGTCCTAATCCTCTAAGTGTATCATATCTTTCATTAGCCCAAGGTATTTGTGATAATGTGCTTTCAACTTCTAATTTTTTTAATGCTCTGACATCTTGAATTATGTCATCTATTTCATGCTTAACATTTTTATTTTTCCTTCGCATTTTTCTAAGTCTAGATACGAACTCATTCGCTGTAACACCTAGATGGCTTTCAAACCAACCTTCGCCAGTATTAGAAAAAAATTTTTTCACTTGAGTGACTTCAACAACTTCTTCATTGCTTTCCGCTTTAACAAAAAAAGAGTCTTCCAAAAAAGCGCTCGCCCACATATTCTTTGACCCCTCTAATGACCTTTATTTACTTAATGACCACCAAAAAGTGGTATTCTCATTTTCACTATCCATGTATGTTGTATTCATCCACATCACTCTCCTTCGTATCTTATTTCCTTTTTCAACTCTATGGTATCATCCAACCACTATTGCGATGTTTTCTACCTGCGTGCCAATCATCAAAGCCGGGTAAAATATCATCAAGAAGCACAACACTACCTTTGAACTCTTTAGTTGCAAAATTAGCAAGAGCCAAACCCATTGCTAAGTCGTCATGTACACCCACAGATTCTAGTCTACCATTTTTCTGCATACCAAATCTGTTTAATTCTTGTTCAAGAGTATGAGTAAACTTTCGAGATTCTTCATTCCCATAAGGCGTTCTTATTTGACCTTGCTCAAATGCCAATAATAACGACATGAATATTGTCTCCTTCTTTTGTTTCGTTGTCATGAAAGTCTTAACTGGAATATCAGATGCCATTTCTTTTAGTTCAGTAGCCAACATACGCTGGAAATTATTACCTTCTAATTCTATCAACTCTGGCATAAACTTGTTATTTATAGCAATAATTTGTCTTTTTTGAGCCATGCTAGACATACCTTTTTGATGTACTACATGCACAATTTCTTTGATACCGTCATTTTCTGGTTTTATTCTAAGACCTAACATCGCTGTAAAGTCAGCGTTTTTATCAGAAGAAATCGCAGGGTCCCAACCAAAGAAATGTTGCCCGTAAATCCCATCAGGTTCACCCTCCTCATTGTAAGCGGTATCTGCTCTCGGAATTAAAACAAGTTCAGGGTCTCTGGCTTTTTCTAGTATATCATTAGGAAACATACTAGCAACATCGTGAATAGGTTCACATAAATATTCACGAGAAAACTGTATTGCTGGCATAGAAAGTCGTCTTTCATCTAACGCTTCAAGATTCCATCTAGCGGGCCATAATGCTTCACCTTCTTGATTTATTGCTGGATATGTCTCTACGGTAAAGGTGTCTTTCTTTTCTAATTCTGCATACAAATCGTTGTAACTAAATGGTGTACCGACCATCATCAAACGAGAACTGTGGTGAAGAACTGGTAACAAAACACCATAAAACCAATCAGCAGTTCTGGCTAATTCACCAGCACTAGTCCCCCAAAGAATATCGTCGCAAACAACAACGTCAGGGTGGAAACCACGAGTAGCACCACCAACTGACTTAGCCATAAGACGACTACCATTTGTAAACTCGAAATATGATTTAGCCCAAGGTTTTCCTTGAGGTTTTAAATCTCTTAAACAATCAGCCATATCTATATTATTTCTAATAAATCTCATATGTTCAAGAGTCTGCTCTAAAGAGTGTGAGAAAATCATAATGTGGGTATTAGGATTAAATGCTGCTAACCATAATGCATAACTCATAAAGAAAACAGATTTTCCGTGGTCTCTTGACGCTTTTACACAATAATATCTACTTCCAGCAAGACCCTTCTCCCATTGTTCGTGATGCCAATTTAAATCAAATTTTAAAATCTCTGTAAAAAAATACTGAAATGATTTTTTACTCATTTCTCTATCCATCTGCATGATGAAATCTTGCATGTCTTGACCCTTATCGTCAATCATGAATATCACACATTCCCTTGTATTTGTTGAGAACCGTCTAAGTTTTTAGCATTCAATCTTTTTTCTTCCCTTGCATCTTCAGCATCATCTTGATTTATGATTTTTACCATATCTTTTTCTGTAAACTGATTAAGATTGGACTGAGCAGTAGAGGAAGCGACATTAGGAGCCAACACTTTTACTTGGTCTTCAGTCATATTTCTTGTAGGCTCTTTTAATTCTGGTTTAACTTTTACAGGTCCACCTGCAAATCTTCTTGTAAATACACTTTGTTCTGGTGATACACCTACTAAACGCTCTTCTGGAGAAGGAGTTCTTATTGGATTGATTTGTCTCTGTTCACTAATCATAGCAGGGTTTACTCTAGCATATTCTGTTGGTGGAGTCACATATGTAGATGAAGCGACAGGCGCTTGGGTACGCCCAGTTTGTTCTGGTTCACTATCAACTCTTTCTGCAATTTTATTAGCATCTAAACGCGCTCGCCTTGGATTGGCTATACCTCTCGCAGTAAGCGTGGTATTATACCCAGTATTAAATGCAGAAGTTGGTCTAAATTTACCTTCTACCATATTCCTTGAAAGAGCATGTGCGCCGGATAAGTAGCCAAGTCTTCTAGTCCATTTATTGGTTCTCTCTTGATTTCTATCAAAATTTGCAAGTTCTTCTGGAGTGGCACTATCTTTTATTTTTTCCCGAAAGCGTTGTACATCTCTATCACCTAATACCTGACCTAAAACTGAAGAAAGAGTATTTTGAAAACCTGTACCCCTCCCAGAAGAAGGTGCCGCTTCCCCTTGTTTAAGAATCAGAACTTTACCGATTACAATCCCTCCATAAATGCCACTTTAACGGCTTTGATGATGCTTTCGTCTATTTTGAATGTTTTAGATATTCTGTTCCAATCACCCTTAGAAAGTAAAATCGCTTTTACATCTGTCTTTGTGATTTGAGTTTTACTAGCCATATATGATATATCATCTTCACTATAGATACTTAACTTCTGTTGTGGTAATAATTTACGAACACTATCATCAAGCCTAGCATCTCTAATCTGTAGATTCTCCATTGCTTTGATTAGTCTATCTTCTACAGAAGAATCTTCGGCTTTGAATGTAAGTGGTAATCTCTCTTGTCTTAAGTCAGAAACAGATGATTGATATCTAGCAAGACGCTCTTGTGCTTCAGGAGAAGAGAAATCTGGAGTTCTTTGACCCCCGCCCATATATTGGGTCGGAGGCTGTCTGGCTGCATATACTCTTTGCACTTGTTCAGGTGTAGCGTATTGGAAAGCCCGTCTTGCATCAGCCATTGTGGGACCACCGCCCGCAGCAGAAGTGTCAAGAGTTGGTGCTCTTTCTTGTACTGCTACTTTTTTCCTCGCTGCCGGATTAATTGTAGCAGTTCTTGTTTCTGTAGAGTTATCACTTGATGGTGTAAAACTAGCATTGGTATTTGAGAATTCTCGACCAGTTACTGATGGACTTGTTGTATGAATATAATTATCTAAAATGTGTGGTCCAAATTCCTGATTAGAAATACCCGAACTAAGTCTAGAACCAACAGCACGAGAAGGCATTTCTTCTGCTGATAAAATCGGTCTATCTGGTGTATGTCCATGATGATGTGATAAGAGTCTAGCAACTTGTTCAGTCATTCTTCTTTGCCCTTCTACATCAGGATGTAAAGGTTGAGAATGTTCAAAATCTAAATCTCTCATAGCACTAATACCACCACCCTGTTCAGATTCACCCATTAAATTTGCAAAGGCGTATAAATCGGCAGCAACGCCGTGACTCTTTTTCCTTCTATCTAATTGATATCTAGTCTTTAGTTTACCAGCGCTTATATGGGTTCTAAAATCATTATACTCCATAGCACCTTCAGGGGTATTGACATTTTCTCTTAATGCGTTTACCACTTGACCCGCTATTCCTTGTTTTGGGTCTCCCATAAGAAGATGTAAAGCAGCAGGTGTTTCATTTAATTTTCTAACTGCTGCATTGGCTAATGTTGCATCTGAAATAACTTGCCCTAGAGTAAAAGTTCCACCAGCATCAGCAAAGAACGGCTCATTCAAAACTTCGGGTGGTATTTTCTTAGGGTTTAATTCTAGAAGTGTTTGTGCTAACTTGTCTATCCCAGCATTTCTACCCGATTTACCTGTAGAATACATTACATCAGGTAAATGACGCATCATCTCCCAAGAATGAATATCACCAACTGTTTGTCCTAATTTTTCTTGGCCCATTCTTTGTAGAAACTTATCAGATAGTTGACCTTCTGGACCTAACTGGTCTCCCAAAATTCCTTTTTTACGACCAGCAACAGGCTTCCCATTATTGGAATTAATCGCTAAATCATCAACTGATATATTATGATGAGTAATACCCTCTTCATATTTTCCTAATTGAATACCGTCTTCTACTAAAATATCTTTAATGAAATGAGCCATTGGTATTGAGTATGTTTCACCAAATCTACCAAGTATACCATGCGCTTTACTATTTGAAAATACAGTACCGAACTGATTGTGTCTATCTGTCCCCGCTTCCTCACTACCATGGGAACCTCTAATTTTCATTCCTAAAGTTTCATCTTTATTTTTTCCAGATTGATAATCCATCAACTTAAGTTTTCGCCATTCATGTGATTCTACATGTGGTAAAATATGATTATCGTCTCCTCTCTTAGTTTTCTCATCGTTGTATCTTTGAATGGCTTCTTGAACAACTTCTCTAGGGTCTTTTTTAGACCCCGCTTGTTTTAATTTAAAACCTACTTTTCTAATTAAACCATCAATACCATGCATATGGTCAACACCAAATTCATCTCTCCAAACTTTTTCACCATATTCACCAGTACCCCACTGACCTTTAGTACCTTCATCTTTATCTCCATAATGAGAAAACATTGGTCTATCAAAACCTTGAGGGTGAGAATCATCATGGTTTCCATGCATTATATATTCAGGATGATTTCCTAAGTAGTAACTTTCTCCAGTAACAGGATGGAAGCCGTGATTCCCATCACCTTTGAAAATTAATTTTGGTTTAGAAAAATCAACTACAACTCTCATGGTGTCGCGCCCCCTCGCCCAACATCATGACCGACTGTATCAATTCCGAAGTGGCGAGGGTCTGTCTTTGCGTCTTCTGTAGCCCCTTCATTTCTATTCGTAGATTTAGGAGCATTACTAGGGTGTTTTGGTAGATTACTCCCAGCACCACTTGTATCAGCATTTCCATATCCTTTCTTCTTACTTTCTTTTTCTCTAAGGATTCTTCTAGTTCTATTGAGTAATTGTCTTAATTCTTGTACGGTAGCCCAATCAAAACCACCTCTTCTTTTTTGTAATTCTGAACCAATGAATATATCTTCGCTTGTCATAACAGGCATTGGTGGTGGAGGTGCTGGCATACCAGAGGCACCACCGCCCATAGCCAAGTGTGGAGCACCAGAAATTCTTGGTGGTTGAATTGGTGGAGGTCTCATTGGTTTTAATTTAGGTTTAGGTACTTTTCCTGAAAAACCCACAACTGATGCTGGGGTTGGAGAAGCAGGTGTTCTTACCTGACCTTGTTGGGCCATAGCACCTTGTCTTGCCATAAAACTTGCATATTTTCTAGGGTCTTCTAATCTCATAGGTTGTTTTGTTTTCAGACCACGGTGAGACATCTCAACTGCTAAGTGTGCTCTACCTAACCCAGTTTTCTTAGAACCACCTAGACTTCTTGACAGCGCTTTTGCTCTTCTAGATGTTGCAGACTTAGGAGAATAGCCACCTTTTGGTTTTTTGAACTCACCAGTGCTTGGACGACCCTTTTTCCTAGCCTCCTTTTTACTTTGCTTTTCTCTCTGTTTTTTGGTTTTCGCTTTTCTTAATTCAGACCAAGCAGCAGCCATAGGTTCACCAGTAGAAATTAACTCACCTCTACCAACGCCGGGACCTTTTGCTCCACCTGCTAAACTAGATAAAAAGCCAAAATTACCCGCAGCACCTGTTTGTAAGTGAGTCTCTCGGTCTGCATCATATTTGTCGGAGTCATCTTCTCTTTCTTCATCTTCTTCTTCGTCTCCAACATTTCTTAAAATACCCGGTTTTACTTTGATATGTTTTCTTCTACGAAGTTTTTTCTCGTGTTTCTCTCTTTCTTTCCTTTTCTTTTCTTTTTCCATATCTTCATAACGAGGGTCGCCGGGATTATAACTACCATCTCCGTCATTATTTCTGAACATAATAGACGATTCTGAACGAGGAGCGTACATTCTGGTATCAGAACCTCTTCCCATCATACCTTCAGTCATCAATAATCCCCCATAAGATACTCACTAGAGCGTTGTAACGCAGAGGCTATGTCTTCATAGAACTGTTGGATGCTAGGTGGGTCGAGAAAACAACTTCCCATTAATTTTAACTCACCTCTTATTCTTGGTAAAATTTCTCTTAACTTTCTTCTTGTTTCAAAAACAATTTCAGGCTCATCAGATTCACAGAGAGTTTTTAGATAATCAATTATTTCTAAAATAGCGCTACCAAAAACTAATTGAAGATTCTCTTTTTCAACATAAAAGTTAAACTTTTGAAACACTAAAGAAATATAATCTAAAAACACAGGTAGTCTTTTTTCATCAATGATTATGTTATCATGTAATAGTCTGTAACCGGGATGTGATGAAACAAATAACTCATCAATTATAATCACGCTATATCTCCTCCAGCAGATTCGATTAATTGAGATTTTATTCGTTTCCAAGATTCAGGAGATTCCTTGGCTAATTCTACTTTTAAGATATTTATTGTTTGATTTACAGTTGTTTCTGTAGTATCACTACCCCAAGTATCATTGAATTTTACTAAGTCTTTTATTGATTCTCTTACTTCTTTATGTAATGATACAGCATCTCTAACAAATCCATCTTCATGAACACTACCCTCAGAAAGTAATTCTGAAAGTTTATCATTTAGTTTTTCAACATTGTTTCTAAGTATTCCAAGTTCTTGACCAACTGTAATTGCGACCTCAACTGCTGCTGATTTCTTAACCAGCGGTTGAAAGTGGTGCTTCATGTGATGATACACAGTATTCTCAGCAATATCTAATTCCTGTGCAATAGCCTCCGATTCTGACCCATCAGTAAAAAATCTAGCCTCAAAAGCAGACCTGTCATCATGGGAGCAAATAACGCATCTGGGATTAGCACCCATGTGGTACTCTCCCATATGATTTCTAAAATGCCTATCAGAAGTATTTGCTCGCCAACCCATCTCTTGGTCCATTTGTTTCGGAGTTATATTACCCGCAAGTAAATCATCTTCGAGTCCATCTCTATCTGGATGTTGACAAAAGGAACAAGAGCGTTTTGTTATACGCGCCTCTTCGTCCATTGATTATCGTATGATAACCTTGTTATTCAATATTATTACCACTATTGTGTTATTCTTGCGTAAACCGCACTTAGAAACACAAGCGAAGAGAATAAACCAAAGACGAAAAATGTAGCCTCGTTAGTTGATAAATCCGCACCTCTAAATAATAAAACTGCTACCATCATCACAATCAAAGAAATTAACTGAACCATTATCATATCAATTATTACACTACGTTGTGGACTCCACATACCTAATGCCATTTCATTCATTTGATTAATTGGGTTTGGTATTCCTGACATCATTATGCTCTACCTCCGAATAATAAACTACGAGCAGTACTACCAACAGCATTACCAACGTTTTCCATCATACCGGGATTTTCAAGCGCCGCACCTAACGCTCCCTGCAACATAGATTGTTGTGACATAGCCAAAACTTGTTGTCTTCTCATCTCTGCTTGTTGGATAATTGCTGTTGATTGATTTTGTAAATTACTTAATTGAGCAACAATATTTTCAGCAGATAATGTTTGTAAGTCAGAAGGAAGAGTTGTAACGTCTAAACTAAGAGTACCAGTTTCCTCGTCTAGTTTAAATTTAGCATTTTTTAATACATTTAGAAAAGAGAATGTAGAAATATTAGATAACATTTCAATCATAACAGGCATTTGAGCACTTACAATAAACTTTTCAACAGGATTTAATGTTTCAAGCATAGCCATCAAAATCTCTGTTTCAGAAGGAGGGGCTACAGGTTGTTGAGCAAATTGATTAAATTGATTATATTGGTCTTGCATTCCAAGCCCCGCCACAAAACCCTGTGCTACTGGTTGTTGACCAAAACCGAATTGTTGCTGCTGTTGTTGCCCAAATGGTGCCCCAGTTTGTGATAAATTGAGAGAAGATGTAGATTGTGGAGTTTGATGTGTATTTCCGAATATTCCTACCATAACTAATTCACCCCTTGTGTATTCGGTATGGGGGCCGTGTTATTAGGTTGCTGATTAATAATTTGTTGAAAAGCAGGTGTTGGTTGATTTATTTCTAACAATTCTTTTTGGAATATCCGTAAATCAAATGTTACTGTAGTAATATCATTTATTCCTGTTTCTGGGTTTTTATAATGAGTGATATTTATTCCTTCATAGGCTCTAGCGTCTTTTTCTAGTAATTCAAAAAAAGGCTCATACTTCGATAACATCAAAGGTGTATCTGCATCATTTTTTTGCATCACACTAACAGGTACAGTAACAATGGAAACTCCTTGTTTTACTTTATCGCGTAAACGATTAGGATTCATTTCATATTCTCTTTCTTCTTCAGTTTCCCATTTACAAAGAAGGTGAAATAAATGTAAATGTTCAGGACAATAAGTTCCTCTCATTTTTCTACCACTGGTTACTTTATCCATTGCTAAAAACGCTTCAGCCTGTCCAGTTACTGGGTTTTGCCAATACATATCCCAAAGACTTCTACCAGTTTCATCATCACATATTTTCTCGTAAAGATTATCATATTGAATTAATTCTTTACAATCACAACCATCTACCACACAAACGTGTGATTGCTTATTGTACCTGTATTTACTACCAAAAAGTCTTGCTGGAGAAATTAGACTTCTTTTTGCTGGCTTTAATAATTTATACGCTTGACGTATATCTTGTTTTCTGGCTTTTCTAGAATTACCATGAGTTGATGGATAAAAATTAACTTTAGGGACTTCTAAATTTTTTTGAGAAGCCATTTCTTGCATAGAACGTTGAGCAGCGGCTTGTTCCATTAAAACTGCTCTATTTAATTGAGGATTACCTTGTGCGGCAAGAGCCATTAATGCTGTTTCGTTAGAATGACCTAAAGAATTAATTTGTTGTTGATTATTATAACCGGGGATATAATTAGATACCATATTATCACTTCTGTTGAGGAGTCACCTTTACACACAATTCTCCATCTTCATTAACATCAAACTTCCAACTTAGTTTTTCTCCCGCTGTGAGTTTAAATTGTTCAATTATCCACATCGGAACAGTTGTTCTTAGACTATTAGAGCCTCCTCCGGTTGACACAAGAGTGGTCTCATTATTCACTCTTGCCATTAGTTGGCGCACCACTACCCATATCAAAAAGGTTACTGATGAGGTCACTTGACAGGTACACACTACATTGTTAATAAATCTAACATTGTAATTTCAACATTCCATCCTATTCTAGTAGCCATAAAACTTCTTTTTGTTCTGATACCTGATTTTTGTAAACGAATTAAATCATCTCTAAAGGGGTCAAATACCTTATGTTCTCCTATTCTACCTTGTTGCCAAAGTAAAGCGGCGTTGTCATCAAAAAATCTGTCTGCTTTGTTTGCTACTAACATTATCAGTTTAGGTGAATATTTTCTACCTTTTATTCTACTTCTTATGCTTCTATAACGATAATTACGAGAAATTAAAACATCACATAAATATTTGAATCCCGCAACTTGTTCCATACCTTCAGCCCCACCCTTCAAAGCCCTTTCATCGAACATATAGATTATCGCTTCCGCTTGTCGATATACCATATCTTCTATCCAAAGATTCCAATATCTTTCTTGTCCACCTATATCAGCAGAGTTCACAACTCGCTTTTCACCTTTCCAAGATACTCTTTTTTTAGTCGATTTAGGTAAAATGTATCTTGTTAATATTTTATAATGTTCAGTTCTTTCATCAATAGGGATATCATACATCTCTCCGGGTGTTGTCATATAAGAATCCAAAGTGGTTTTACCTACCATTGCTGTTCCATAAATACCAACACTACGTGGACGCCAAGCGTTGTAAATATTTTGACCCCATAGTGCAGCGCCTACTAAAACACTACCAGTCATACTCAAAGTAATCACCTACCTTAAATCAACTAAATTTATTTGTTAACCAAGAGCCAAAATCTGCTATTTGCTGATAACCCCATTCTACTGTTGATTCCCATAAAGAAAAGTCACTATTCGCTTCAAGAGCACTAATAATAAAAACCGAAGCAACTGCTACCACAACAGTTCTAATCCAACCATATCCCCATTCATATACGTTATCAACTGTATTAGCCAAATGCATGGCTCTAAGTGTTTCTTCTACTGAATCATCTTTTGGAGTTTTGAAAATCTTACCCATCTAGTTCAACTCTTATATCTGAGGTCAGGTGTTCCATCCTTTTTTAACCTCATGCCAGATTCGTTTTGAGTTGGCTTTCCATCTTTAGGAGGAGTTGGTAAATCTTTTACCATAGAATCAGTCATTTGATAAATTTCTCTCATATTAGCGGATTCGACTCCTAAACCTAATGGTTGTTGTACATTAGTATTGTGTGTAGGAATGCCGGGATTAAAAGTAGAATGATAATCTAATCCTAAATTAGCCATATTATTAACATCTCTATTTTCTGTTAAAAATGAAGGCGGTGACATAATTTTATCAGGATTCTCATGCATCCATCTTAATTCTTTTTCTAATTCCATTTCTTGTCTTCTTAATTCCATATCAGACCTTCTTTGGTCAAAGTTAACTTGCATATTCCTGAACCTAGATTGATGTTGTCTTTGAAATTCCGTCATCCTAGCACGTTCTCTAAGATTTCTTTCAAAGAACATTTTGAATAAATAGTATGCTAAACCTTGTAAAGCAAAAGCACCCATTGAGTAATTTAAACCATTCATCCATGTTTCTTCATTCACTAGCCATAATTTTGAATCAAAAATAGCAACTGCAACCCCAATCAATGCAGACTGACTTATTATTAATCCCATCAATCTAATTTCGGAATCTGTTGTATCAGACATATACACACCTTGTGAAAGGCCACGGATGGGGTCACCTTAAACCCTTCTGAGTAAAAATCCGAGGTTTTTACCCATTTGTCTTATTTATCTTATTATTAGTATGTATATAATAATTAATATATATGTATAGAGTCTATATTAATAATAAGACAAATGAGATTAACAGTTCCAGCGTTTTAGTGCAGCACCTTTTGGTGTTAATTTCCCATCCTTACTAGTCGGCCCTTTACTTCCGCCCATTCTAGCACAAAATGACTTTCGCCTTTTTGCTGCTTTACTACCGGGTTTTAGTGAACTTGGTTTTTTAGTAACAGGTCTTTTCAAGTTAGCACCTGTTTCTCTTTTTGCTTTGGCTCGACCTTTTGCATTTAATCCACCACTTCTACTATGTCTGTTTGGATTATAACCATGAAATGGTTTTGATTTTTTTGCTTTCTCAAAAACAGAATCTAACAATGCTGCTGATGCTTGTTGCATAGGTGAACAACAATCACATATGTCAAAATTATTCATTTCTCACTCCTATCTCATTCAAGAAAGATTGTCCCTTTGCCCTCATTATTGCTCTTTCTGCGATTTCTTCAGGAGTACCAGTTACATCAATAGAAGGTTTAGCACTAAGATATTCTTCAACAGGTACATATGGACGAGTATAAGAAAAATCAAGAGCGTATATGTCATTTTCAGGGTAATCTCTACCTTCAAATTGGTCCATTACGTTAGGTTCTCCTTCGAAAGGTGAATCAGGGTGGTCGTGATTTCTTTCAGCCTGAGTTTCATCTAACAATTTCTCCCTACCTCTACGGGCGACACCGCCAGTCTGTTTGTAATTACGATGTCTCCTAGGGTCGGTTTCCCATTCCATTGTTTCAGGCTTTATCGGTAAGGTCGCTTTCAACACATCCCACGCTGCGGAGAAAGCACTCATGTCGCTTCGCATAGTGTAGTCTGTCTTAACAATTGTTGGTTTCCCACCCACACCTTGCTTTTTTGCACGTTTTCTTTTTGTCGCTGCTTGTTTCTCACCTGATGACATAGAACCTGATGTTTTAGGTGTTTTACTTGAAACTTTGATTGAAGGTCTGCATTTAGGATAACCTTTACCTGAAAGTTTTCCCTTGCTTCTACCACATGGTGGGTGCTTACCATCTTTAGTACGTGACACATCTACCCATTTTTCCTTAAACCAACGGTTTAAGTTTTTTACAATGAGCACATCGTGACAAGTACATCGTGTCATAGAATTCCTACCATTTTCTTAATGTTCTTTTGTTTGTCTATCAGTGCATAGCAAGGACATTTAGGAGAAGATACTGAACATTGATTACCTTCAATCATACAAACACAAGGTGTTTTTTTAGTACCACCGCAACAACATTTATCTTTCTTAAGTTTCATTTCTTTTTCTTCCCCTTAAATTTACCACGACAATATTGCACAGCCCAACCATTAGCATAAGCAGATGGGTAGACTTTGAACTTTCTTTTTGCTGCTGCTTTTCCAGCAGGACATAATTTTTTCCAAACAGTGTCCATACCCACACAATGACCACAATCACAACTATTCATTTTTTCACCTTAACCTTACGAAGTGTACCTCGATTTTTAAAATGCCTAGCCCTATTACTACTTTGGTTTTCTAAAGTAAACTTCCCACCTTGAGTATGGCTAATATCTTTTTTATTATTTGAACCATAAATACCCCTGCGCCTACGCTCACGATTCAAATCTACTCGATATTTCACCCTTTCAGGACTAGACTCGTATTTTTTATCATAGGCCAACTTATGTTGTCTGGCCGCTTCAGACATTTTTCTTTTTGGTGCTTTAATTAGAACCATTTTATTTACAGTTTTTGGACCCGGAGGTAAAGGTGGTAAAATTCTAACTCTTGCTGCTTTTTTCTTTTTTGCTTTTCTTGCTCTTCTTATTGCAACTTGTGGATTATTTGTATTGATTTTTTCAGGTGAAGCGTCTATAACGTGGTCAACATTCATAGTCCCCGGACCATCACCTCTTGCAAATTTTTGGCCTGAACCCCTAAGCATTACGGTTTTTACTTGAGGGGTACTATGTTTTTTATGAGGTCTAATTATACTCACAATGGTATTTCCATGTGAATGTCTTAACCCTTTTTCATTTACACCAAGAGGGTTTCTAAAAGAATCTAAAAAATGAGTTCTTACTGCTACATTTCTAGGGGCGTTTTTAGTATAATTACCTAAAGGACCCATAATTCCAGCATCAACTAAACCTTGTATAGTTCTAGTTTTTACTTCAGAGTTTTCATTTTCATCATGTACACGAAGAGGGTCACTCAATCTTTCAGACGCATGTCCTGCAAAAAACTCTGGGGGTAATTTTGATGTATTAACTTCTGGAGGCTCTAAAAGGGTATTTTCATCTTTTAAGATATAATTTACCATTATATCGGAAAACATGTAGCCCCCTCATTGTCTTCGAGCATTCATCATTTCTTGAAGTTGGTTTGCTAAATAATCCGCTTCTGCTCGCATTTGTGAAGCACCGTGTGGGTCAGTAGCCATCATTTGTTGTGCTCTTGCGTCCATTTCGTGAACTTTTTGACGCATAGCCTGTAGATTCATTCCTTGAGCAGCACCAGCACCAACTCCCATTTGGTTGTAATCTTTCAAAAACTCAAAGGCTTTTTTCATTGCTTCGGGTGTCGCTGTGTCTTGTGGTGATTTAGGAGAAGGTGGAGTAACAGCAATTACTAAACTCATTCCTTTCTTTTTCTTTTTTCCGTCCATTTTTTCTTCACGCATACTTACATCTCCTTTTCTTGCATCATTCTTCTAACCATAGCCACTAATTTATCTTTAGACATATTAGCAAATTCATCTTGTGGGACTTCATCATAATTATCTAGAGGTGTTCCTGTTGGTTCATTGTCTTGACGCATTGATTGTGAGTGTAATCTCGCAGCAGCCATTTTTTCTGCTCTAGTTGTAAAAGGTGGAAAATCATCATTTCTATCAAAAGGTTGCTCTCTATGTCTATCATCTACAGAATCATACCACGCTTTTCTTAATAAGTTCCATGATATTTCAAATGCATCCATTTTATCTACTCCTTGATACTCTAACTAAGCCAGTTTGTTTACGCATTTTTGGTCTTTGTACTCCCCGCGATACCTGTCTTGCGTACTTCGCTTTGGTTTTTCGGGTTTTAACCTTCCGGGCTAATCGTTGAACTTTAGCCTTTGCTTGCTTTTTTGGTCGGTCAGAAATGTAACTTTTACCAGCATATCCGAATTGACCTTTTAAGAGGTCATCTATGATGTCGGCTGGTTCAATCACAGTATTCGAGACAAGCAGAACACTTTTACCATTTCGCTGATTGGGTAGTTTCAATGGGCTATGTTCTAGTCAAGGCTGCACCTGTTGTTGCTGCTGCTGCTGGTGGTGCTGCTGGTGGTGCTGGTGCTGCTGCTGGTGGTGCTGCTGGTGGTGGTGCTCTTGCTTCAAAGATAGGAGTTAAAGGTGCTGTAAAAGGAGCATTAGGTTTGAAAACATTCCAATCTTTAAATGATGCTAAAAATCAAGCAAAAGATATTTCTGGACAAAATCAGGGTCAATATAAACAATTAGCGGCTGAAACTCGTCAGATGTTAAGAGATAAGGCTTCTACGAATTCCGCTCAGTTTTCCTGAAACATAAATATAGGCTCTTTCAGCCATCGGAATATTAACAATTCCTTTTAGGTACATTTCAGCGGCCTCTAATTTTGCAATATCTACAGATTGTTCAATTTCAATTCCGTAATCCGAAGCCCAGTCAATTAAATACCGAGTTGGTAAATTACCAAAACTACCCGGAACAAAAGGACAACCACCTAAACCGCCCAAAGAAGTATCGAACTCCCTAATACCGGATAAGTAGGCAGCATCCAGTAAATGTGAAAATTCAACCTTCCTACTACTAGGCTTGTGTAGGTGAATGGCTAAATTTGGCATAATTTCTCGGGCAATTTTTACCACGGTGGTAATTTCTTTTGGAGTCGCTATTCCTGTAGTGTCTGCTAAAACTATTGTAGAAGAGTTTTCAGCCCCCCATTTTAAGATTTGAATAAAAAGAGACTCATCATAATCATCGAAAGCGGAACCAAAAGCGCAAGAAATGTATAACCTCACCTGTTCAGGAAGAGTCTCTTCTAGAGCAACTTCATATCTTTCTAGTATTCTATCAATACTTGGTGTACCTAAATTGCGGGTATTGAACTCTGGAGAAGGTGAAAGATAGATATTGAAGAGATTCACACCCGCTTCTTTTGCTAATTCTAAACCTTTTGCGTTTGGGACTAATGCTGAAATTTGATTATCTTCTTGATTTATTCCCTTTAAAACCAATGCGGTATCTTTCATTTGAGGTACCAAAGCGGGATTCACAAAACTTCCAACTTCTATTTTATCCAATCCCGCTGCAATTAACATATCAATTAAATACGCTTTTTGCTCAGTAGGAACTTCTTTAGAAATAGACTGTAAACCGTCTCTTGGACCCACTTCATAAATTGTTACTGGGTCACTCATGGGGTGTGCGAACTCACTGTCGTAAATTAGCATATCGCTGGAAAAGCAATCCAGCCTCCTCTTCTAGCCGAGTATTACCACTCATCATCATCTTCAAAATTGTTGACATAACAATTTGTCTTTCTTCAACAGTAAAATTTGATTCCGGCGGGTACGCTTTTAGCACTTGCCAAGCCTCAGTAAAAGGTTCAGGAGTGGTACTCATCAGTAGTAATCGCAGGTATGCTTTATAAATAAACCCGTCGTAGTGACGTTTTACATGGTTCATGAGGCTTTTAATGACCTTTTACGGGGACAAATACGCAAAACAATACGAAAATCAATCATTTCACTTATGGTAGGGCTGATAATAGTAGGTATATTTGTATTAAGACCACTGCTGTAATACTTCTGGGGGTATTGAACCCTGACGAACTCTACTCATACCACCTTGTAAATCACCATAATCTGGCTCTTGATGTTCTACATATTTAGGTAAATCTGCTGTTTTCATTCGCACAACTCCTACTTTTGAAGGGTCTTGCTTTGTTCTTCTTGCCCTTTCTTGTGCAAATCTTAGTGCTGCTTCTGGGTCTGTAGTTGTATAATTTACTAAATCTGCTGCTCTTAATGCTTCAGGCACATATCTTTTTGAACGAGTTTTAGGACTTCCACCTCTTATTCCGTGTTGTAAAACGCTAGGTAAATCTACAGTTCCGTGGTATTCATACGCTTTTTCTACGAATTGGTCATAAATAGCATCTGTCGGTAAACCGTGATATTCAGCATATTCAGGATTTAATTCATGTCGCCAAGGTTGCATTTTATCGTCATATGCGTGGGTGTAATGTTTGTCACCAGCGTTATTAGTTCTAATGTAGCCTGTTGAATGTGCCCCATCAATCACACCAGCATCAACCATTTTATCCCAAAAACCCGTTGCACCGTGTTCTACATTTGTAACATGTACTCCGTCAAGAAGAAAACCATCATTATCAATAAAATAATCTTGACCTTCTTCAATAAAATCTTCAAGATATTTTCTTGCTTTACCTTGACCTTTTACATCACTATTTAATTCAAAATTATCTATTTTTATAGAGTTTTTAAAATCATCAGGATATATTGTACCTCTTGCGTTTCCATCTTCAGATTCCCACATGTACGGTTTTCCCATTTCTTCTAGGTTAGGTAACATTGTAAATCTATCATCTTGCCCCAGTGAATCAGAATAATTAGGCCAATCACCTTCTTCAAATGTGGAAGGTGCTTCATAAATCGGAGCCTTCAGCAGAGACCACGCTTGGTCGAAGGGGTTCATGTCACAGCCACCTTGTCCTGTCAATCATAAAGACCGCCTAATCCTTTCCAATCCTCAACACCATAAGGTGTTTGAGCATCAAAATGAAGCCCGGAAGCAGGGTGATACACCCATTGGTGAATTGCAGGGTCATCGGGATGATTCATAATCTGAGCCTTGCCGCCGTTTTCCTGAATTAAATGGTGGAGATTATCGGAGAAGTCGAAACAATGACTTTCATGCTCACTAGGGTCAGAGGGCCAATCACCACCGTCTGTTAGTATGCTTCTCTTTGACGGGCCGTTTTCAAGAGAATGATGGATGAAATCTGTTATGTCGCTCGCATCTATCTTGAGCAAAGCCCACGCTTGGTCGAAGGGACTACTGCCAACCTGAAGGTCTTTTGTCATACGTGTTACCTCCTGTTGGTCTAGGCTTTGGGGTCATATTTTGCATATTTTTGCGAGCATCAGCGTTTCTAGCCATTATCATGTCTTGTAAAGTCATAAAATTACCTGAACCGGGAGGATATTCGTGCATATCAATAGGGTCTGCTTTGAGGAAATCCCATGCTTCATTGAATGCGGTCATTATACCTCACTCCCACATTTCCAACACCTATAACCTGTTGAAGAACTTCTATCTTCGTTAGGTATAGGAAATGATGGCTCTCCAGTATATTCATCTATTTTCCCTTCACAATTAGGACATCCCAACGGTCTATCTTCTTTGAGAACAGCCCATGCTTCATCGAATGCGGTCATTGTTGACCCTCACCCATTCTATACATGTTATAATTTCTTTCAGGATGACCCATAATCATACCTCTATCACGAAAGACTTTTCCATTTATGTCTATGTCATTATCTCTATATGCATTTAGATTTAGATTAGAAATTCTATTACCTTGCTCGTCTACATTATCGGTAGTCGAGATTCTTCTCAATAAACTTTGAATTGCTGGATGTACGGTCCCAACAGCACGATTCCCTCTATCGTCTGCCTTATACCCTTCTTCATATCGGTAATCTTCAGGATGTTCAGTTAAGTTTCTTACGGCAGTAGGTGGTAGAAACATTGTTTGTTCAGGTAAAGCCTTTAGAAACTTCCAAGATTCTTCAAACGCTGTCATTGTTGACCCTCCCCCATTTCACGAGCAAGCCTTTCTTTTTCCTCTCGATTTTTTCTAGCGTATTCGGATTCATAAGAATTAACCTTATTTCTGCGCCTTTCTAGTTGTTCATCTGGCGTTAGTTCATTGTAATCCATCTGACTTACATCTACGGGAGTTCGTGCGGCCATCTGCTGCGGCCTTTTGACATTCCGCATTCTAAAATCTCCACGACCCTTGAGAAAATCCATCGCCTTAGCCATAGGCATCATAGGAGACATGGACATATCACCACCATTGTCTTTCGGAGTCTTTTTACGAGATTTTTCACCCATTTCCTTTGTTTTGTGGTGTGTAACGAGGGTTTTCGCCTCTTGATAATCCATTCCCAGATTTTGGATTAAGAAATCTATGAGTGCCTCAGCATCCAAATCTTTGTGGGAATAAGACTCTTGTGGCGGTACATCTCCTCCCATCGGCATTTCGGTCATTTTGAGAACAGACCATGCTTTGCTGAATGCAGACACGATAAGTGGGAGGGTGGTTTATGTTATGAAATTTTTTCTAAAATTTTTTTGAGGCGTACCCTCTAAAACCCCAAAAAAGTCATTCTATGGAAAATTTTGTCGAGCGCTGTGTGGGACTAAAGAAGGCGCTAAAGGTTGCGCTAATGTAATGCCTCCGGCTAAGGTGCGCTAATGGGGTGCGCTAAAGCGGTTTCTGGGCTGTTTTGGGTGGTAGGGTTTGGCGCTAAAGTCCCCGCTAAAGCCCCGCTAATCCTAACGTACACGGGGGTGCGTTGGGGTGGGTGTGTAGGTGCAGACAGGCTTGCAGTACAGCGTTTTTGCACCACGCCCTACCCCCACCAGACCACACCAATGCGGTAGTATGTGTACCAACACCAATGTGTTTAACACAAAACGTTACCAAGCCACTACGCCTCCTTGACCCTCCCATCCATATGGGTAGCATTTTGCTACCTTCTTATAGAGTTGCAGCGCTATGCGCTATTGTATTTACATCTAGGATAATACAGGTATTGAACTCAGAAAAGATTTGATTCTAGCCAAAAAACAGAGATTCTATATAAAGAAAGGAAGAACATATTGTCGAGGTTTTAAGAATGAAAACAAACAAACCAAACACAGATGCCCCACAAGTAATAAGCAACAAAGAAATAGCAGCACG